TAAGAGGGCTTTGCTTGAGATACCGACCAGTTTCCTCCGTCCCTGAAAGGAGAGAAACCACGAACGGCTCTACCACGAGCATGAACTCTGGCCAGTATCTCGAGCAAAACCCTCCGGCAAAATATCCACCGGAGAATTTTTAAAGAGACGGGCGATTTGAGAGGGGGGTGCTGTTTTTGGAGACCCCCTCCCCCTGTCGCTCATGGGAATGTTTTAGACTTCCCGGACCACTCTCTTATAATTGTCGGTGGGATCGAGCTCAAGAATCCATCGAATTGCTTCATCAAGATCACTTTCTTGATCTGCTTGACTAAGTTCTTGAGATGTAACGAGATGACGATCAATAAGCTGGCAGGTATTGTAGCCATGATCTTCATCAAAACGAATCCAATCATCGAATTGCGTGAATGGATCGAATGGATTGTCTTTAGTTGTTACCCAAACTTGTTTAATTTTTGTGGTTTCGGCCATCTTGAGCTCCTTTCTTTAAGATTCAGAGTTTTTATCATTAAGAGCGCGATTGATTGTGCTTACAGAAACACCTAAAAAGTCTGCGATTTCAGAAGTTGTGTAACCATTAGCACGTAAACGTTTTGCTCTCGAAACTTTAGCAGCAGGCATGACAGAACTGTTTCTAGGCATTGCATACGATTTTACAATGTCCATGTCTGCATTCTTTAGAATTTGAGTAAGCTTATTGTGAGTGATTGCGCCAGCTTGAATAGCATCCCATTCTTTAGGTGTAATTTTAATGCGCGTCTTGCGCGCACCGACTCGAAGACGTGCTTCTGTTAAAGATTGTCCTTTAATCTTCTTCACTTTGTCTCCATCCTGTTTGTATTCAGGATGCTGCTCCATTTTAGTAGCAAAGTTTTGATTGGCGAGAAGTTGGGCTTGTCGTTCAAGGGGTGCATTCTTTAGTGCTTCGTTAAGTTGGGCGTTAAGGCTCGCTACTTCCTGAGCATAAACTTTCTTTGCAGAAGGATTGTATCGTAAAGGCTGTACGCTCAAACTTTCTTTTCTAGCTTCATTTGCGAGTGCTTTTAGCTTATTGGCGTGGGTAGCATATACGCCTTCCATAACTGTGCCAGAAGATAAAGAAAAGGCGTCCTTCGTCTCGTACATCCGTGTACTTTCGAGAGTCTTGGGCGTCTCTTTGTATATTGGTTTTCCTTCAGAGTCTAGCTTAACTTTGCCGGTTTTTGTATCCATTACTGGCTTTTTGTATGTGTCTCCGGTTTCGGTATAGAGTTTTTCTCCCGTTTCTGGATCAACATACATCTTCTTTTTCTTACCGGTTTCTCGATCCTTTACTACGATTCCCTCTTTTCGATCAGGTACCCGCAATGTACTACTGGCCTGAGATATGAGGGTTGTCGCACCAGAATTGGCTCGTCCTTGGTATTTGATCTTTAAGTCTTCAATTTGATTATCTATGTACGATTGCTTATAATTGAGCTCATGTTTTTTAGCATCAATGACAACCATCGAATGTCTAACTGCTCGAGCAAGCTCATCGGGAGTCGCATCTCGAAGACTCATGTCGGTAATCAGATTGGTGATCATACCCATCTGAATGCCTTTCTCTCGATCAGTCATAACGTGCATGCCAGGATACTTTGGATACGCAGCCTTAGGATCAAAATTCTTTAGACCTTGTAGTGCAGGAGCAGTCTTCATTTTACCATCATTGTTCGGGATGACGAGAACAGTATCACCGTCAAAATCCGCGCCGCTTAGCTTTTCGGCTGTTTTAGCATTGATGATTACTGCATCAATGGCATCGGTGCCGATCATTTTTCTCCCAGGCTCCGACTTGTTGTTGACTGTCAGTTCAGGGATCTCAAATTTGCCACCATGCGGAAAACGAATCAGAATAACACTTTCACCATCTCGATAATTAGGAGCATATATTTCATGTTCCGAAATATCGGGACTAGGTAGAATGACCTGTGCTCTCTGCCTCGGTAAAGCAGCCGCTTTCAGATGCACAGCAGCCGCGTCGCAATCATCTGCAAAACTGTCAAGAAGCTGCTTCTTAACTGCTGGATTGGTCGTTGCCAGAATATCTTTGAATTCTTCTTCTTTCGCATCATAGGCGAGCCCAAGCTGTTTCTTCGCTAAAGCGATAGGCTGTTTAGAAAGAACCTGCGATGAAAGCGACTTACTCCATTCATTCCAGTTGCCTTCTTCATTGACGATGTTGAGTGCTGACAGTTTCTTCTCTCCTGTTTGCGGATCATTGTAATGACGTTGCGCTCGAACAAGTTGATCGTCCATCTTAATGGTTGCGCCAAACGGATTAGTTGGATCGCTTTCCATTTTTTTGAAGACTTTTTCGGCTTTATCCCTTGTCTTGTTCGTATTGTAGATGATGTCATAGCCATTTGGAATATCATCTGAATAAACGGCCATTCCCTTCATGTATTTGTCGCCATCCACAGCGATTCGAACTTGCGCATATTTTGCATCGCCAAGGGAAATATCAGGCACTCCTCGACGAAGTTCGATTAAGCCATCTTTTTGAACGCCACCAGTTCCATCATCATTTGTGTAATTTACATATACACGTTGGCTATTGATTGAAACGGGAGGTTCTAATGCTCGAACAGTCGTTCCATTGTCTTCCATGTAAAAATTAGTCGGGAGGCTGATCTTGTCTTTATTATTGACAAGTTCTTTATACCCGACGTCATCTTTAGTCAGAACCTTAATACTGGTTTTCTTATTCGTGCCCATCTGATCGACCTGAACGTATTGGATTTTATATCCTTGCTGCTCAAGTAGAGCGATGGCTGTTCGCATTCTTGTAGAGCTTACCGGCATAGCAAACTGATGCTCTGTTCCGCTGCCGACATCGATGTATTTTTTCTCATCTACCGCAGCTTTAAGTTGGTCAGCCAGCTCGTTTGTCATGTTGTTCCGCTCTTTGAGATGTGGATCGAGCAACGCACGAACAGAACTTTCATTCTTACCCATGCGTTTGCCAATGGCGACATTGGAATATCCTTTTTCTTTCAACTTCCAAGCCATTGCTGATTCTTCTTTTCGGATCTCGGCTTTGGCGATGGATAGCTTGGCACGAAGCTGACTGGTGGTCATTTCCATACTATCCGCGATCTGTTTCTCACTGAGTCCATTTTTCCGCAACTTCGTAACATGCGAAACAAAGTTTCCGTTTCTCTGATAGGGATTCTCGCCAGATCCCCAAGGATATCTTCCGCTATGTCGAGGGGTTCCGTAGTGTTCGAGCTCATCGGTTTCTTCCTGCCCAATAAGTTTTCGATCGTCCATAACTTTAACCCTCCATAAGTTGCTTCTGGACAAAATCGCTTGCATATACGATCTGGTCCATTACCGATAGTATTCTGTCGGGCTCTGGTTGTAGAACCTGAACATCATTGTTTTGATAGATCCGCAATTCGACTTGCGTATGCTCCGGGTGCGCATCTTCGATTTCGCCGTACTCCAAAAAGAACAGCGCAGCATATTGCTCAAGCTGCTTCATAGATACAGGACTAAGGCCCGTTTTGAGATCATGGATGCGAAGAATATCATTTTCAAACTTAATCGTATCTGCTGTTCCAAAAGCCACCGAACTATAAGCCAGCACGATTTCGGGGTCCATTCTTAGAGCGATGGCGTCGTTTACATAATTCATCAAATTCGGAAAAATATAATCGATGTCAATCGCTCGACGGGGAATCCGCTGATCTCGAATTAAAGAAAACAACACGCCATTCTTTTCGGATTTGGTCAGCTTCATATGGGCTTGAATCCGATCCTTTGCATACAAATGGATGGCTGTTCCAAGTTCGGTTGCGTAGTAGGCTTTGAGCTTGGCTGTCAGAATATCATTGAGATTATCTTTGTCTACCCAATGATAATTACTTGGGCTAATGATGGCATGTTTGCCTTCAATCGCCAAATGCTGCTTGTAATGCACAAAGTACCTCCTCTTTGTTTTCGGGATAGATAAAACGAGCAAAGCTCAAATTATCCATTTTTGAAACATAATAGTCTTGGTTCGGTTGATGACCCGCTTTGGCATCTTTTTTGCATTCGAGAAGTGCCCACTTATCGTTATAAAGAATAAGGAGATCGGGAAAGCCCTGAATATAATTTGCATCAGTCTTCAGGACAACGCTTCCAGGGAACATGCTTTTCAGCTCTCGGATCAGACTGCTCTGAAACGCGCTCTCTTTGGGAGACATCCGATCTCCTCCTTTGCGAAAAATAAAAGGAGATGTTTCCATCTCCAACGATAGAATATAAAAGTCGTATTCTATCTCCTCTATTATAGCATATGTTTTCTACGCGAGGGTTATGCTCCAACAAAAGCCTTTTCGTTAAAGTTCTTCTTCATTTTCAGCGTGTTGGCAATCGCTGTATCGATCTTGGCTCGGCTTCTCAAATGGTAATAGTACAGGTCTTTGTACGGGGTGTTCATTCGGTCAATTCTTCCAGCTGCCTGAATCATAGTTTTATAGCTATAGTTCTGACTATAGAATATCATTGTGTTCGTCTGCGTGCAGTTCCATCCTTCCGCACCCGCAGTATACTGGACAAGATACGCCCATCTTTTTCCGAGAGGGATCTTCTCGTGTTTGTGCCCGTTCCATTCGCGGACCTCAACCACATCGCTAAGGGCAGCCTTGAGTAATTCCAATTCATAGTCAAAGTTGTAAAATATAATGGCAGAGCCACGGGCGGACAATATCTCCTGTACAGTATGTATCCGATCCATGTCTTCGTTGACCACTCTTCGAAGCAAATAGCAAAGGGCGGCGACCTCTTGGATTGGTTCATCGGCATACGGATTCCATCTCCTTTTCATGATCATATTGTATTTTTGAATATCATACCCCGTATAAATTACTTCATGATGCTGGACTGTATTCCTTTCAAAAGGCATTTCAACGATCAATCGTTTGCGCAGTTGCTCAAGCCGTTTTGTTCCAACGTAACGATCAATCTGCGGATATTTGACAAATCTCTTATAGATGATGTGCTCATTGACGAACTCCGTTCGATTCTTATAAAAGCCGTTAGCAATAAAAACTGGAATATAATCTGTCCAAGTATCGCCGGGTGTAGCGGACAGCAGAATCCAAAAGTTCTTCTTAGTAATTTTGAGGAATGCTTTGACCCATGCGCCGCTTCCAACAACTCGCTGTTCGTCAAATATAAAGAACGCGTTCCCGATATTGACGTATTTCCCAATGTTGTTCCAGCTGTCTACGGTTACTTTTATGCCAGCTCTGCTCTCCTGAGGCAAAAAAGAAAGGCCGAAGAATCGGCACTCATCATCCCACTCGTGCGTATCACGCTTCCGAGCAGTAGTGATGATATACAGATCCTTCGGCTTTACCGGATGCTCAAGGTTCTCATCAAACCCGCAGCTTTTCCACATGAAATATCCAAGAGAGGTCCTACTCTTTCCTGAACCTACGCCTCCGCAAAGAATACAGCCGTCTCTCAATTCCTCAATCGCTTTTTGCTGATGCGGATATAAATCAGAATACGTCGTCATCTTCCTGATAGTCGGCATAGTCATCGTCGAAGGTGGTTCGCTCAGCTTTTTGAACGGCTTGGAACTCATGAAGATACCCCTTCATGGTATAACGATCACCATCGTAGTTAAAACTTCCAATACGAAGACTAATGCGTTCGAGGCGAACGTCATCCAGAATGCCAAGCGTTTCGGCAGTCAAACGGCGACACGCCTTCTTTCCATCGAGAGACGAATAAAGCTTGATTGTCGGATCACGACGACCATCATTCGAGAACGAGACGTTGATGTTTGTCATGTAGGTCGGCTCTCCACCTTCCTCGAGTGCGGGCATAACGCGAACGTTCCAACCATCGGCTCGAAGGTCATCGGCTGCTTCTTTAGTCAACACCAGATTGAACTGCGGTTTGCCAAGATTAAACCGGTCTTTCTCTCCCGCAAAATTCGTAAACATGATGCAGGCATTCTTCACCACAACATTTGTATATGGTCTGCCTTGATACATACTATGTTCGATCTCGATTGTGCTCTCATTGACATTGTTGCCATTAAACGTTCTCATGCTTCTTCTCCTTTTCAAGCTCAAGGTACTTATTCAGATACCAGATTGCCTTTGAAATATCTTCTGTTCCGTTCTTCTTTTTATGACGATAGAGGTACTTAAATGCGTTACAAACGCAGAAACTTTGCACAGCATCGATACCCTGCGTCTCCGCCATAATATCAATGCACTCAAACTTCCCGGTCTTGTAGTGTTCAGGATGATTTACATGCTCTTTAGCTTGGGGCAAATCCGAAAGCTTATTCATCCCTTGGCCCTCCGATGCTTTCTCCGAGGAACCATTCGATGTCACCAAATTTTGATAAGCTTGCAACTGCTTTATCGACCAGTTTACGGTAATAGGATTCATCTACCGTGTCCTCCTTTTTCAGTTCCCGCAGAAATTCGGCTTCTCGCCATCTATAACCCTTGGTTCCCGTTACAGAATCGAACTTTTCGCCCGAATCCCTGACCAGTCTCGCACCGCCTGTTCCCGGAAGAACAGGACAGAATTGGCCACATTTACCGACGAATATCCGATTATGCTCGTCCTCTCCAAGATTCTCGTCAAAATCCAGATAGATAGCGGTCTTGACGCTCTTGGTCTGACAATAATCATTGAACATAATGGGTTCTTTCGAGAACAGGGTCTTGAACACATACGGTTCTGCAAACTGTTTGCCAGTCGCCGTCCACTGTCCAGGCGCTTCAGGATCATCCTCAGCCAATTTAGCAATATAAACTGTGTTGTTGACCAAACAGATTTTCTCGAAGATATGCTCAATCTCGAAATCGTACCCATACCGTTTGCCGAAAGCAATAATATCTTTCTGCAATTCTGGAGACGGATCGAGCACTTTAATCGAATCGGTCTTGATATGGATAACTTCTCCGCCACGCTCATGAACATAATTCAATAGGTCGATCATGAACAATGCACCGCGCTTGGCGACGATGTTATCAATATTACGCGGATCGTGGAACGCATTGTCGAAGTGCGCAGCGGTCAAACCGTATACCGAATTGATCGCAATCTTGAGCGCCTGTGACAGCTGCTTAGCTTTGGCCGGGTCAGTCAAATATTTAGCCAGCTTTCCGTCAAACATCTTTCCGGCTTTCTCAAAGTCCTTATGCTTGATCGCGATTCGAGTATTAAGCAAGTCGTTGAACACTACCGTATATTGGCCAAATAGATACTCGCTCGTAATACTATGCGGGTGCATACTGGCCACGTCAAATGTAATTGTTCGACCATACATTCCGGGTTTGGCCCATACGAATCCTCCTTCACCAGGGTCAAAGCCGCCATAAGAGGATTCAACCTGTTCCGAGACACTAATCTTAATATCGGTTGCCGGTGTTCCGTTTAGAATTGCCGCCAGATATTTATCTAGACCTTGAAGCCCTCTTTTAAAACTATTAAAGCTATACCCCGGGAAATACGGAAGATCACTTTTTGCTTCGCCGAAAGGCTCCCTCATCATCTCAGAAAAGTTTGCTTTAAGAAAATCCTTTTCCGGAGAATCGTCCGGCAGTTGAATAGGATCTGCCAGATTGCGATAAACGAACGAGCTTTGAGGATTCTTGACATTTCCGAATATCAATCGGGCAGTCAGCTGATTTGTCGTGTCATTCACTGTTCCGCCTGCGATATCAGCGAGGATCTCTCTAGCTACGAAATCCGCCTGCCGAGCATTCCAAACAGCCTCCGTTGCAATAACGTCGTTGTCACAATACTCAGCAACCAGCTGCCATTTGTCTTCGGGTACGGGCTGATCCCAAGGTAAGCCAAGCTCTTGATGGTGAATTCCAAGATCAATCTCGAATTTCTTCAAACTCTGCTTCGTACTCGAAAAGTCATAGACATCCGTGTAACTCACATTGTATGCTTGTCCAAACATCGCATTTCGATCGCCAGAAATGATCGCCTGACTGATATCATAAAGTTCTTCGATGCTCTTTCCGAGATATCTGGCATAAAGGATGTGGTTATCATATCGACGACAGTTAAAACCGATCAGCTTCTTTTGCATCAGTTCCCCAACATCTTGCGGACTTGGGTTGATCATCCGAACACATTTGCATTCTTTGCCCGGATACTTCCAGTTGACAAGGAAAAGATTCGGAAATACCTCGATATCAAAAAACACGAGCGGCTCTTCGGCATAAGTGCCGGGCTCACTCGTGTCTTCACTCTTGTATTTCATTTTCATTGCAATCTTCGTGCATCGTTCGCTCTGATGCGTACTGCCCGCAGCAAAGGCCAAGACAGCAGGTTTCATGTCGCTCACGTCGTAGGCCATCCCACTTTCGTAAGCCTTATCGAGAATATCATTGATAAGACCAATCGAGGAAGCGGTCGAGCCTACGATCTCTTTACGAAGATGGCGGTTAATCAATCGCCTCAGTCCCTTTTCGCTTTTGACAGCTTTTTCATTGACCATTGGCTTCTCCTCTTTCAACGGAAGTCCGCTCGTAATCGTGGCAATCGGAATATCATTACACTTCGTCAGCCTACGTCGGCAGCTGCTCTTGCCTGTAAACACTTTGACTTCGATGTTCGGCGCATAAAGCCGTTGAAGCTGCTTCGGGTCGCCTCCCTCATAAATATAATGCAGATGGATGCCCGCTCCACCCTTACTGAACTCGGCATACGTTTTTGGCCACTTTGATGCCGCTTCAAGATTTCGCTCGACGGATTTCTCGCCCGAATCGTCTTTCAGGTCAAAATCGATCACGATATGATTCTCAGGCAACATGACATAATGCAGCTTATCTGTGCAAATATCAGCCAGAGTTGTCGTCACCTTGTCCCATGCGATAAGCGGCGTGCCTTCCTCAGTTGCGTATTGGGCAGGATAGTTCGCATAAATATCATCCAGCAAAGATTCGGTGCAATCGAGTTTCAGCCACGATCCTTTTTCCTTTAGCGCTTCCTCCTTGGCTTGCTCTTCCGGTCGAAACTTCTTTCGGATAAACCCTGAATAATATTTCCGTACTTGCTTTCCATCGATACGCTCCATATCGGCATAATGCTCGAAATAGTTCTTCAGCTCCTCTCGAAATTTGTACATCGGCAGCTTGGCCTCAGTCCCGCTATCCTCACAATATTCCTTATACATCGCATAGGCAATTTTCAGGGTCGTGCAATCCTGCTTATCGAAGATATCATACTTATCCTCTACAAAGTTGAAGAAGAAGTCAGTCTTATACATCATGTCCATCGGCCGATAGGCATTGTAATAGTCCTTTCCCATCTCCTTATAAATTTCGAGACAATGATACGCAATCGCACCCAGCTCAAAATCAATCTTACCCATCAAGTCTTGATAGCGGCTGAATGGGAGTTTTCGTCCACTTGGCCGTACATCGATCAAACGACGGATGATACCCGATTTTGCGTCAGTAATCTTGACCGGACGGTTCGTTGCCATGAAGAGAAAACAATTCGCTCGCGCTGTGTAAGCGGACTTGTATTTTTCATTCATGGTCATCATCTCATGGGACACGATCGAGTTCAACTTAGTATTGTCTTCAATTCGACTCAGGTCACCGTCATGCTGGATCGCAACAAGCGGGTTGTCTCGAAATGCTTCTGTGGCAAACTGGTTGTTATTGCTCGCAAGAGACTTGGCATCGAAACTTACGTAATATCCCTCAAAGAGTTTCTGGATGATGTTAAGGATCGTGCTTTTGCCTGCACCCGCATCGCCATAGAAGACCAAGAATTTCTGAATCGTAACACTGTCGCCCGAAACAATCGCTCCAATCGCCCATTCGATCTTTGCTCGTTCATCAGGATCATAGAGCGTTGAGATGATCTCATCAAACGCATCATAGTTTCCGGGTTCAAGCGGATAGGGTAGTGACTTCGAAATGTAATCAGTCTTCTTGATTGGCGTATTTGCAAAGGTCAGCTTACTGTCGAGTTGATGGCTATTATCAGACAGGTTCCCCACATAGCTCTGAAATATCTTCCACGAATTTGTGGAGTAGTCCATCATCGTTCGGAGTCGTAATGTGGCCTCAGGGAATATCTTTCTGGTTTCGTCAACCTTAGCTTCGATATCCTTGTCAATAAGACGCTGCACATCGTAACTATCCGTAGTCCATAGCCCACGCGCTTCATCCCAAATTGCGTAGAAGTCTTTACCTCGGATCATGAGGTCTTTGCTTTTGCAGATTTTAAACTCCGGATAGATCTCGACGACGTTCTTTTCTTTCGGAACAGTACGCGTCCTGATTTGACAAAAGTCCATGCCGTAACCTCCTTTCTCGGCTCACTCTTTTGTGATTAGCGTTGTGACAGTTGTGCAGTTTTTTACACAGTTTATAAACTTTTATATAAAAACACTATTCCCCAAAAAACTTTTTAGTAGTAAAAAACTGTAAAACTGTAACAGACCCCTATTTTTTCTAATAATATCTATAAAAATGCTGTTACAGTTTTGGATTTTTGGGCTTTCAAAACTGTCACACTGTTACAGTTTTCTGTAACACTTTTTCTCTTTTCCGTTAAGATTTCTTAACGCGAATAGCAAATTTTTTTCAAGGCGTCAAAAATGCATTTCAAAACTGTCACAACTGTTACAGTTTTGCTGAAGGAGTATCTCGATAAAACTCATTCAAAAACACTTCAAATGAGCTATGTGAACCGCCTTTGTAGACTACAAAAATCGAACACTTATAACTGTCAAAATCAGGCACTAAAGCAATACTTTCGAACGCCGGGGCGCTTCTCGAATCGGCTGTCCAAATCGATTTACTATACTCTGTCGGCGTGTTCCGCTCCTCGACAATCTGAGATGCGCGATCGTTCAGAGGTTTTACATTGACCTCGAAAACTGTATTGTCAAAATCAATCGGCAGTCTATTTAGCCATAGCCAAAGCCTCTTATCCCGTTCGTTTATCATCTTTAAATCTCCTTCGTAATACTGTCCCCGTTTTTACCTGAAACCCGAATCAGAACACCTGGAACATCCTCTCCCTCGGCAACTCTGATCGTAATAATCGCCATGCTAGGCTCTGCTACGGAACTGTTAAACATGTCAGTCGCAGATGCTTTAAGGCGTTCCTCCACGCCGCTCATCTTATCCAAAACATTAGTAAGGTTCATAAGTTTGTCTCTCCTTTCAAAGTACCCAAATATCACAGGCAATCGAACGTCTCCATCAGCCACGCTTGCGCCTGATACCAAATCTCCACTCTTCGCTGATCTTCTCGCGGTCGTTTAAGCGGAAACAGTCCGCCTCGCCCGTTGTACTCGTATAGCCGTTCAAGTAAGACATTCAGGATATCCTCCACTAGGTCTTCCGTCCGCCAATCCTCAAAAGCCTCATCATCGAACTGAATCAATCCAAGATTATTGAGCATCCGCCAGAAGAAATATCCATCGGTGAAGTTCGGTTCATCGTCTACCATAATATCCGTAATCCGCTGACTAAGCGCGACCAGCATTTCCAAAACGGAGCACGGCCCTAAGTCTGCCCAGCGTACCCCGAAGTACATGCCGCGCAGCTCAAGGCCATGCTCTTCCAAGTTTTCATCATGCGGAACGATTCCGATAAACTCCCGATTCATCAAAATATCAAAGAGTCTATCGTAGGTTCGTCCGGCAGGGGTTTCTCGTTCAATGAAACGACGAAGCCATCTTACATACGCTTCACGCTCCTTTTCCGTCATCGTAAAATATCACTCCTTTTCGTCTAAATTAGAATTCCTCAAAAGCTCTTCGTATAGTATTCGATTGCCAGGAATAACGATTTCGTTTCCCAAATCCACATGAATCATGTTCGTTGGCCACATATTGATAAGACTACGATTATAATATTGGTCAATCAGGACTGCACGTATGCGCTTTCCCAAATATACTTCGATCGTTCGATTATATGAAGGCCCAAGTTTTCGGTGCTTCTTTGCCCAATATTTTCGTTTGTCCTCTCTCATCATCGCTTTGGCATAGCATCGGGGAAATGATGGGTCTCTGGAATTCACCATATATCCAAGACGAAGGCCTTCACACCATCTTCTTTGATACTCCGCTTTAGATTTCATGTCTTACGCTCCTTTCTCACGGCTTAACTTCGACGGTCGGCAGAACATCCGTGTGGAAATAGAGCTTGTAATGGTAGGGGTCAGTATACATTCCTGTAATATCTTCCACCACGTACATAGTATACGTATTCAGATAGATATAATTCTTTTTATACGAGTTCGGTCCAATTTTTATAGTCACGACAAGTTCTTTGCTCGAGTTGTTCGAGATGGACATCGCGCCTTCGCACTCAAGGATGACCTTGTCCGTTCGAGCGTTATAGACCGTAATTTTTCGCTGCGACTCAAAGTAGTCGGCCTGCTTGCTGATGTTGGCATTAACCTTGTCTGCTTCACTGCATCCCGTCGTGAGGAGCAGTGCGCCAGTCAGCATACCCGCAAGAACGAAATTTTTAATTTTCATAAAAGATCGAACCTCCTTTTCAAAGTTAGAAATGAATCATCATCATTGATCGCAAACCAGCATTTAATGTAGAACTCGTTTAACGGACAATCCTCATGTTTTGCAAACGGACACTTCCCACAATCATCTCCGGTCACCTTATGGTCCAAACAAAAGGCATTCAAATTATCCATTAGTTCTCGTATTCGTTTCTCAGTGAGATCCATGCAACGTCACTCAACCTTTCGTTGTTCTGAGAAGTAATATTCTACAAGATCATACCCTTTAGGTTTTATTCCTGTTAGCTCGATCTCACAGAAAGCCCAACTCCCGACATTTTCGTAATTCGAAAAGCGGTCATAATAGTCTCCACCACCGCGTCCGTTACCGCAGGCGGTCAAGAGCGGTAGAGGATGAATGCACTTGTCATACTCGTAAGGTTCGTTGACAACTCGTCCGTCTCTACGTCGTCTATATTCTGATTTTTCATGCCATTTATTTTTCTCGATATAGCTTTCGAGATCAACATATTCTTTCGTCGTATGGTTGATAAGATACCCCCGCCGTTTTTTCATAGTTAAATATCCATGAGGCCTGGGGTGAATGCAAAGAGGCCCCTGCTCGTTTCCCCATACTTCATGACAGATTTTCTCAAAATCATCTCGAGAAATATGTTTCGTATAGGTTCCTTCCCATGGAATGTTAGAATAATCGCCAATCCATGCAACCTTCATCGGATTCTTCCAAATTTGAGTGCATACAGCATTTACAAAATTGTTTCCGATATAGGAATGTTCCATCAGTTTCAAGCCATTATCGTATTCGAGCGGATACAGCGTAGAAATCGTTCCGTCTTTTGCGATTAACGTCGGCATATAATACTGACCCATAATGTCCTCCTATATAGTCCTTATGTATTGCTTACTCTCCCAACACAACCTGATGATAGCTTTGATGAATCCTTGTCACCTCATAGTCACAATGCAGCTTCTCATTGCGGATATACATCGTTTCGCTGTCCCCGCTCAATTCGGCCGCCTCTGCTCCAAAGTGATCCAAAGCATCTGCACCGATCAAAGACTCTACATCGTTGATCATCTCGTCTTTGTTGTTCGCCAGAATATCATCTACCGCATAATATGTCAGTGATTCGGTGCCATACCTTTCCGGATATCCTGCGTCAAAATCATCGATCGAGATCATATGAGGTTCTTTAAGCTCCTCCAGGAACTCCTGGTCAATATCTTCTTCTTCCTCAAGAGGCCTGATCGGCGTAATTTTGCTATAGTCAACCATTTGTACCTCAGAAGTGCCCTCTACAGGCGTTTGAAGGGGGCTAGGAGCGTTCTGAATATCATTCGTGATCGTTCGTTCACCTCGGCTCTCAATCGCATTACAGGCGCTATTATTCGCTTCTGTGAGCATCACCTGACGATGCTTGTAAAGTCGATTTCCAAGGTATGCAAGTCCAATGCTTCCGCCAATAATAGCTGCCAACTTCAAGATTTTAGTCTGCATAGTATTTTCTCCTTAGTCTTCCATCAGATCGAAGATGCTGCCTCTTACGTTAAAGTCCAGAATGATTGCATCCTCCTGACCATTGACGAAACGATACGAGCCATCTTTGGTGAACAGACCGAAGTCCACATAGTAGTCAGCATCATCCTGATCCGCAGCGCCTTCAGCCGGAATATACCAGCCAACCACAGCGCCAGCTTTTGTTGCATCGAAACCAAGAGCCTCGTAGACTTCATTCAGGAACAAATATCCGCCGTGCTCATGATTGCGCCTGGCAAGAAGCTTATCGTTCATCTGATTCTGAACCTTTTTAAGGAACCACATATTATAGGAAGATTCTCCCTGCCAATAATCGTTCCCCTTCTCGAACACCTTCGCGTACATTGAGTAGTCGTTAGGATTTTTGCCGATATCATTCCGTTTTACAACAGTGATTTCTTTGGTCTCGCCCTTCTCATCTATAACCGTCTCTTTGATCAGTTCCTCCGCTTTAATACCGTGCAGGAATCGCCAATCCGCTTCCTCACCGAGTTCCTCTCGGACGTTTCCGCGATAACCGCCAAACGCCTTCGTTGTTGCAGTCAAAGCAGCTGCCGTAGCCGCATAACGCTGAGCTAACATGTGATGACCACCCAAGAAGCAGGCCATACTCGCAGCGTACAATCCCGCAGCCGGAGCATACACCTTAGCCAAATCAACGCACATAATCGCCTTGGCTTTCAGAATATCATTTCGCTTGTCATCTTCGGTATAGTTTTTGCCGTCCACCACACAACTGTCAATTCGAGCCAGATGTGTTTCCTTCTTAGCGAAAATATCATCCACCTTCGTCGTGCCCTTCGCCGTTTCGTACAGAGCAGCCGCACCCGTAACCACACCCGCACCCATCAGGATTTGCGGCATATGCTTATAAATAACAAGACCGGCTCGAGAACCGAACCGGCGAACAACCTTCATTCCATTTTTGACAAAACTGAGATTCATATAGTGCTCTCCTTTCAAATATCAATTAGTTCTTAGAATTGGCATCAACCGACTCTATCGATCTATTCGCGTAATGGTCCGCAAGAAGTTTATGGTAGATTGCGCCACCGCAAAGACCAAGTGCGATAAATGACACGATCTCCGCTACAAAACCATACGTCCGTGACTGACAGTAATGCGTATCTGCAATCTCGTAAAGTTTATTTTTCATAATCATATTCCTTCCCTTCAAATATCATGCCGAAGCATAGTAGTTCCATTTACGCACAGTTTCAGGATAGCCGTCTTTGATCTTTACGATAGAACATCTGGTGAGTTTACACAAAGACGACCCTTTTATATACACATTACAGCGCATACACCCAACTCGATAGTCCTCAAAATATGTTCTTTTAAGAGGCTCCGCATCTCGAGTTGTGATGATTGCAGCAGCCCTTCCGCCACAAAACGGACACGGAACTAACATAGTGCTCTCCTTTCAAATATCAGTCATAAAACCCGCAAGCCTTCTTTGTTTCGATGATTCGAGCTCGCTGAGCCATATTGATACGTGAAACTTCTGTAGCAGCTTCTCTCTTAATTCGGATGCTCTCTGCCCAATTTAGATAGGCTTGACAGGTCATGTGACAGTTCGGTTCGACGCAACGATTTATGCAATCTCTCGTGCAAGGGCCCTGCTTATACGGAAATATCATTCATTCCTCCATTAGCTTGTACTCCGTAGGCGTAATGAAACGAACGCTAGGCGTATCTTTTCGGAACATTCCTTTAGTAGTGCTGTACACTCGATCACCGCATTCAGGACAGTTGCAGGATGCCATCGGTTTGCCGCATTGAACATTGAATTCTTCCACAAAACCGTAGCGGCCGTCGAATTGAGACGCATAGAAAAGTGTTCCGCAGTTAATGCAGTGAAACAAATACTCGCTGAGATACTTGTGGGAATCCGTTTTCATATGCTTATTCCTCCAAAATGATTTTCAGGAATCGTTTCGTCAGTGCATCCTTATGGAATGCTGAATCGCCCACTTTGTCAACTGCCTTATTCCAAGCGAGTCCTAGTATTATATCCATAGCTGCCACTTCCTCCATGCATTTCTCGTCAGAAGATTTATAATATTCTGCAAATGTCCGTTCTAACTTATCCAGCAGGGCATCCTCGGATCTCCCAATAAGCGAAAAAATTCGCATCGCAGAGTACACCATTTCATTTATTGCATCGATAGCATTTTTCGTCTTTTCAAGTGTGGTATTCATAATTATTCCTCCACTTTAATATCGTCGAAGATAACCGGAATCGTCTCCTGAAGTTCTTCCAGCAGCGGAATCATCAGCGCCCGCATCTGAGGATGAGCGGCCTTTGTAGTTCTGAGCTTGAGAATATGTCGCCATTCAGCATAGTTGGTCGTCATCACCAGCTTCGTAGCAAGGGATAGGGGTAGAACGCAACGGGCGTCTTCGGGTTTGAGGCTGTTTGTGAGAAGCGCCTTATAATAACGTTCTGCCATATCACAGATACCCAGCCATAAGTTAGATCCGAATGTGCAATCACTCATCCATTCTGGTTTCACGAAAGTTAATTCATTTCCGAACTTATTCTTGCTATAATTACAATATCTTGTAGACTCCTGAGCGAAGCTACACAACCTATGGCGCTCCAGCTCATTCGCAATCGCTCGGTCTGTCGTAAATTCGACGCTCAATACGGAATGCTCGAGCATAGCTGTATGGCCGAGAGTGGTCAGCATCTCTTTAATCTTCTGATCGCTGGAACCGTCTTCGGTGATTTTGTCCTCGCTGCGATAGCATGTCCGAGCAGCTTTTTCGATGACGTCACCGGGATTCCAGAGAATACGATAAGACTGCTCAATAATTTTCATTTAAACACCTCGCCGAACATAGGCTTGATACCCCATATAGTCGATAATCGCTTTGGATTCGGAGCGCGTAAGCAAAACATATCCTTTTGCATTTAGGATCAGTTTTATATCATCAATGCTCATTTCCCCGATAAGTTCCTTAAGCATTTTTTGCTTATTGAATCGTTCTTTGCTTGACTTGATATAAGGATCGTAGTCATCGATAATAGCTTTCTTTCTGCAATTATATTCTGCTTCAATCTCAGCGAGCTCCGTTTGCATTGTAGCACGAAGTTCACCTTCAGTCATACTAGACAGCTTCTCATGGGAAATAGCAATAACATGTGCATCTTTATTCATTTTTCGAGTCATCTCCATTCTTTTTATTCAGAATCTCATCAAAATAGATCGTGAACACAGCGATCACATCTTCCTCCGGCATTTGACGAATTGCTTGAGCAAGACCTCTTTTAGCGTCAATCCGTGCTTTTTTGTTCTCTGCATTTACAATATACGGTCCAAAAGCATCGTAAATAGAATTTGCACGAGCCTCTGATTCTCTCTGATGCTTTAGAAGCATCTCGTCTCTAATTCTCATAAAGTCCTCAGACGACCAGTTGTCGACGACTTCGCGCGGATATCCTTTTCCATCAATAACGATTAGTTCTCCATTACATCTTTCAACGATGATCTTATCCATTACCACTCAACTTCCTTTCCGAGCAGCACTTGCTCACACGCCATTTGAATTGAAATATCACGAGAAATCCCCTCGTCCAGCCAGCGTGAAGTCAAAGCAATCGCTTCCTTAATATATTGCTTATCTTCGACGCTTTCCGGATCGAGGGGAACATGATTCAGTTTTGCCCATTTGCAAATATCTTTAGCTTTGACTGGTTTGGCCATTCTTCATATGCTCCTCTAATACCTCAATCATAAAAGTCTCAAATTTATGCTCGCAATCTCCGCAAAGCGTATACTTGCCGATGCGCCCACTATGTTTGTTGACGTGATAGTGATAGATCTCGTACCGGATCTCGGCATAGGTTTCGCAGGCGCTCACATCAAATTCTTTTCCACAACGGCTACAAGTCTCGGTCATATTAAAGCTCCTCCTTGTTATTTGAGTAGTTTCTATATATTCAGATCATAATCGAGAATATCACTCTTTCTCGGATTTGGTCTCCATGAATTTTTCAAAATCGTCCATGCAATCCATGCAAAGATCCCTTTCCATCTTGCCCAAGCCACTAGCCCATGTAATTGAGAAATGACCATCGTGCCGGGTCCCATATGATTCCGGGAAACTCCATATCTTTCCGCATCGATCGCATTTAGTCGCTTTCATCTTTTTAGTCCTCCTTTTTATTCGAATACTTTTCTTCCAGCTCATCAATCCCGTTCCCCATATAGCAAGCTTTATAATCGAGCTCGTATTTGATGCAGTCGATACAGACCAAAGCATATTCCGCAGCACGCTTGAGTTCTTCTTTGGTAGCACCCATTTTAGATATACGCTCAAACAAATGAATAGCTTTTCCGATAAGAATTTTGTGATAGTGCTCCGTCATCTTTGGAAAATCAGGCATATCGCCGACCCATTTGGTCTTATAGTCGTCAGAACCAATGATGCCAATAATCTTTCGAAGAGTCATACTAGTCGAAATGCTCATACTCATATCCTCCTTATTATCTGGATAGTTTCTATATATTCTGAATAATTAGGAAATAGCACTCATCCGTCTTTTCTTTTCAGCCCATCTCCGAGCTCCATTGCAGCGATGCGCCAACAGATTTTCAGACATCCCAAGTTTTGCCGCAATCAAGGAATCCGGCCAGCCTTTGGCTCTATATTTTTCCCGCTGCATCAAAGTTTTAAAACCATCACGTTGGAGGCTAAGAGCACTCAAATATCGAATCCTACCTCTTGGCATATCCATAAGCAATGATAGTTCTTGCTCCGAATATCCCAGTTTTCTGAGCTCACGAACTTGATTATGAAAAGTTTTCATACTCATACCCTCCTCACACAGCTTCAACTCTAGGCATTAGAATCCGATATCCGCCGGGGACAGATTCGTAATTCGGATAGCCACCACCAAAGGACTTCCAGCCCCATTTACGATCAGTATACTGACTGGGAACGCCAACAGTGCAATAGAAGTCATCGACCGTTACGTACCCATACATCTGCATAAGGTCTTCAAGTTTTCGGCAGACACTTTCCGCTTCTTCTCGAGTGCCGACAACGATTTCATCAGGCGTGACTCGTCTCGGTCGCTCTCCAACGTCTCTTCGCGTACCATAATCGTACATGGAGTTATACGGCATGTTATTATTTCGTACTGTCGTGCTGCCTGTCTGGCCTCTTCCACGGGTTTGCACAGGCTGCCCCGTAAGCAGCATCGAAACCAGATCGATCATGCTATTCGCAAACATTTTCTTCGCTGATGGAATGAAAATATCAAAGACCGCATTTGTCAATCGATCCTCGATGCTGCCGTCGAAGATATTATCCATAATGCGCTGGCCAAGTCCCGGCTTTTTGACTGTTACATTGCCGGTTGTAACCGGTTCGACCTTTTTGGGTTCGGCCGGAAGGTTGGTCTGCTGATTGTTTTCTTTGGCGGCATTCGAATTATTCGGGTACATGGGAACGCCACGGTTCTCACTCATTCTCTTCCTCCGTTCCGGCAAAGGCGGTCTGGAGAATATTGATCGCATTCGCCGCTTCGTCAACCACATTGTCTGTCGTGGATTGGGTTGCTTCTGTAATCGTCGCAACGATAGCCAAGCTTGCAATGCTTACACAAGCCTTCGATAATCCTTTCGAGTTGGGCAGAACCATTTTGATCGCGCCGCAGATGATTGTTTCGATGCCGATTCCAACTACGAGATTGACGATGCTTTTTACGTCCTCAAGTTTCATTTGGTGCTCTCCTTTCCAATATAAACCTCAGTGCTCATGGCGACCCGGATCGATGTAGTTGTTAATCACGATGGGCGCATTCTTACCAGATGAAATATCTTCTTTTTTTCGCTGACCCATCTCGAATGCAAACACCACGCCAAGAATAACGATTTCGATCAGGGGCATAAAATCATCGAGTGTCTTTTTTCCGCTTTCTTTAGCGGTTTCGATCGCGGTCTCAGTGGCTTTAGCCGCGAATTTCTGCGCCACTCTTTCAAAGAACAAGAATATCCTCCTTTCGTGAACGGCGAAAAGAAAAGGAAGATGCCAAGTTTCCTTAACATCCTCCTTTGAGTAGATCCTTAAATATCATCTCGTTAGCTGACCGTGTAGTCATCATCGTTACTATCGCCACGATCCTTATTGCCAAGCAGAGCGGCACCTAATACCGCAGCGCCGACACCAGCAGCGAACGGAAGGACACGGTTGCAAATAAAGTTTTTCACACCAGCCTTCGTAGGCTTCTGGATACGAGCCTGCTTCTTAGTCTCCTGCACCTGTTCGGTCTTGGTTTTCTGAGCAACAGTCTGATTCGTCTTTTCCATAAGTCAAATCCTCCAATAAATTTTATTTAAGAGTTTCCTCTCTACTATAAGCCTTGCAATTTTCGCGAGAAAAATATAAGAGCCTATGTTTCCATAGACTCTTATACGGGATAGATTAGTCGATTCTTTCATAAGTTCGAGGATCAAATTTTACACTGCAATATTTAAAAATGAATTTCGTTGCCCGGCTTTTTGGAAATGCTCTTGTTATAATAGTAGTCAACACATCCACAGCACCAAAAATAGCAAGGAATCCGATAATAATTTTAGCGATCATAAATCATCTCTCCTTTCAAGTACAGACTAATCTGTCTATTATACGCTTTGTATTTTTTGCGAAGTCCACGAACTTGTAGGAACATATACCTCATCAAAGAAGCTTAACAGAATATTAAGAATCCCTTTCTTATAAGTTCCGAAATGCTGAGCTGCCAAGCCATCTGTTACACCGTCATCTTTGCTGCTGAGGAATACAGCGATCGTATGCTCGTTATCGGCAATACCAATGTAGAAGAGGTTATTCGCCAGCAGAACATGGGAATCTCGACGAATCCACTTATCCTGTTTATGAAAAGAGGGAAATCGTTCTTCGATCTCTCGAAACGCTTCTTCCAGAATATTAGGTTCATATTCAACGTACCATTGGGCAGCATAATCGCCCGAAGCATAGTAATTACCTCGTCCCATAACGCCTCCCCGAAAAATGAAAGAGGCCGTGAAGACCTCCTTCTGTCGATAGGTTTAGAACATTGCTGGATATACCGCAATCATTCCCCACAGGATCACATTGATGAGCAGCGTCCCGATCAGTGCTCCGACATTGGCACCCATCCAGAAATAATTCTTTTCTTTCTGCGTGCAAGTCAGATCGTTCTCGTCAGCTTCCCTGTAGAAGAATTTATACAGTTTTTCCATCATGGCAAAACACCATCCTTTCACTATAGGTCGTGTTATTTCAGCGAGCCATAGAGGATGAGTCTATCTGCTTCGAAGGATTTTCGCACATCGATAATGCGCTGATTCGAGCTGCCCCGCCACAAAAGCGAAATATCTTTCTTTTTTTCCATAAATGGGCCATCTACGAGGACGTCAATGTACTTCAGCAGCATATGCATATGGCCACGTCGACAGTCATCCATCAGTTCTTCCCATGTATACCCAGTCCAGCACCAAATATCCTGCGTAGGCGACTGCCTATGCTGTTTAATGTTATGCGCTATAACGCAAAGCATAGTCTCGTTTTCTTTCTCGAAAGGTTCTCCTCCAAGAAAGCTGAATCCGTCGTGATTTTGAGATTTCGAATAGGCTATGATGGTGTCTAGCATTCTATCGGTGACCGGCTGCCCATACTCAAAATCCTGCGCTTCTGGGTTAAAACATCCGGGGCATCGCCTTCTGCATCCGCTGACCCAAATGCTCATCCGGATTCCCGGTCCATTAGCAACATCATAAGGAACGATCTTTGCGATTTTCATTCTACACCGCTTTCCGCCAGCTCAACCGGCACACCGTCTTTATACACACCATCTGTATACCATCCGTCGAGGAATTCCGCACTCGGCTCAATGTCATAGGTGATCTGGTAGAGACTCTTACCATTCACGTCAACATCCAGCAATTCATGCGAAATATCAATCCAACAGAATCCTTCCGTGACCGACCATCCGATCATTTGGGATTCTGGCGTTACCGGGATTCCCAAGAAATATAAGAATTCGCTCAAAGAGGCATATCCGCGCAATACAAAGTTTCGGTTAAAATGGTACTCGGCGTCCATGATTTCCCGCTCATACCGCTCAAATGTCTGATGGGTCATGGGCTCGACAAACATAAATTTCCCATCTGGGCAATCTAATGCTTGACGATGATACCCCGGATCATTCCTTGTAATCTCAGCCCGAACCTCTTTATCGAATTCTATGCCTTTTTTTTCAATGACTTTCGCTCGATAATCGGAATATGTCTTGGCCGCCCCTGCATATAGAGCTGTCAATGCCGCAGCTTGCTTTCGGCTAATCGCGTTGCCACCCATGATACAGCTGATGGATGCCGCCGCAGAGACCGCAGTTGGAATATATGTCTTCGCGATATCCAATCCCGTCGGATCAATCCCGTCGGCATACATGTCCGCCACATCCATTGTTGCTTTTGCGCTGGCTACGGCTGTCGTTACTACGCCTACGCTACCGAGCACACTTAAGATGGTAGAGGCATGTCGTTTTGTGAAGCGGACCAGATACCAAAACGTTTTAGACATAGAAGCTCTCCTTTCAAATATGTCTTTTTATAAATCACTTATGCACAAGATAACGACCGATGAGCCATGCGATGACGAATGAAATGACGAATATTACAGGATCAAACTTCACAATTATGTCACCTCACAGTTTTGATTTTGGCATCGTTATTTTGAATAACAAGAACATTGTCGCCATCAAAGTCTGATCCATAGTCCAGCGATCATTCCAAATATACAACCAGCAAGATATGCTACCATAACGACTACTTCCAAAGTAGTATCGTCAATCATCACTAAAAATCGCCTCCCAAATCGCCATACATATCCATGCTAAAACAAATGCCTCAATCCAGGTCATCATAAGTGCATCACCCGATCTCTAATTTCAGCCGTTCGTCCCTGATTCCAGAACTGTGTACCGATATAGCCGCACGTTCGTCTGGCAACGTTCATTGTCTTTTGATCTCGATTACCACATTTCGGGCACTCCCAAATCAACTTTCCATCCTCCTCTACAATCTGGATTTCACCATCGTACCCGCATTTCTGGCAATAGTCTGATTTTGTGTTGATTTCAGCGTACATGATATGGTCGTACATATACTGAATCAATCGGATTACTGCAAGAACGTTTCCAGTCAGATTTGGAACTTCTACGTAACTGATAGCACCGCCCGGACTCATTTTCTGGAATCGACTTTCGAAATCGAGCTTTGTAAAGGCGTCAATCGGCTCGCGTACATTAACGTGATACGAATTGGTAATATAAGTGTGGTCGGTTACTTCTTTAATAATGCCAAATCGTTTGCGCAAGCACTTAGCGAATTTATACGTCGTGGATTCAAGCGGGGTTCCATATACACTATAGTCGATATGCTCCCTTTCACGCCACTCCTTACATTTATCGTTCAATCGCCTCATGACAGCAATCGCAAACGATTCACCTCCGGGCTCAGTATGGCTAACATGCATGAAAGCCTGGCAACATTCGTACAATCCTGCATATCCGAGCGAAATCGTCGAATATCCATTATAAAGAAGTTTATCGATTGCTTCACCATGCTTTAGTCTGGCCAGAGCACCATGCTGCCAAAGGATCGGAGCAACATCGGACACCGTTCCCTTTAGCCGTTCATGTCTGCATCGCAAAGCACGATGACAGAGCTCAAGTCGTTCGTCAAGGACGGTGAAGAAATCTCTTTCTTCTTTAATAGCAGTGAGCGCAACATCTGGAAGATTGATCGTAACGACGCCTTGGTTGAAACGCCCATAGTATTTCGGCTTTCCGTTCTCATCCTTATAAGGCGTGAGGAAGCTTCGGCAACCCATACACGGATAGCAGTCACCCTTCAGTTCCAGCATCAATTTCTCGGAAATATAATCTGGAACCATTCGTTTAGCCGTGCACTTGGCTGCCAATTTCGTCAGATAGAAATACGGAGAATCTTCATGGATGTTGTCTTCTTCAGTTACATAAAGAAGCTTCGGAAATGCAGGAGTGATCCAAACGCCGGACTCGTTCTTTACTCCCTGAATACGCTGATTCAGCATCTCCTCGATAAGCATAGCGAGGTCCTCTTTTTCTCGTGGATTCCCAGCTTCATTCAGATACATCATGACCGACAGGAAAGGTGCCTGCCCATTCGTTGTCATCAATGTAATGACTTGGTACTGAATAGTCTGAATACCCTTCTGAATTTCTTTTCGGAGACGACGTTCCACGATATCATCGACATACAACTCGCCACCCGGAATGCCATAGTCGAGCATTTCCTGCATAACTTCTTTACGAATTGCCTGTCTCGAAATATCAACGAATGGAGCCAGATGTGCAAGGCTGATCGTCTGTCCACCGTATTGGTTAGATGCAACTTGTGCAACAATCTGCATGCCGATATTACACGTGGTCGAGAAAGTATGGGGCTTTTCGATCTTCACACCACTAATGACTGTTTCCTTTTGGAGCATGTCTTTAAGATTAACCAGACAGCAGTTGTACATATGTTGAGCGAAGTAGTCCTTGTCATGCACATGAATAATGCCCTGTCTATCCGCCTCCACAATGTCCTGAGGCAGAAAATATCTTTCTGTCAGATCTTTAGAGACATATCCGGCCATATAGTCTCTCTGAACACTGTTGATGACCGGATCTTTATTGCTGTTTTCCTGAAGCGCTTCTTCGTTTGCCTGATCGATTAACGACAGAATCTCAGCATCTGTACTGTTTCCTTTACGAATTCTCTCTCGATCATAGCGATAACGAATATAATCTCTAGCTACGGTTGCATAGCCGTTTTCCATCAAGGCATCTTCAACCATGTCTTGAATTTCTTCGACATGGGGCGCTCGACCAAACAACGTGCATTGATCCCCTACGCTGTCCGTAATCTTAGCAATATCATCGAATGGTATTCTGTCTTTGCCCGCCCGAGTAATTGCTCCGGCAATCTTTGTTGCATCGAACTCGACTTCAGTTCCGTTTCGTTTGATGACTTTCATTTAAAATATCCCTCCCGCATATTTGTAACTCGGCCGCCTGTAATTTCATACAAAGTGGCTCTCTTAACGTGATCTTTCCAACTCTTTGGAGCTTCTTTTTCCCGAATATCAAAGTCTACCTTTTCCGCTTTACTCCACTCTTTGAGCGTATCGATAATCTGGACGTAACCCATGCCCGGTCCCGCATATTCCATATAGATTCTGGGATAGCTGTCATCCGGATCGATGCTGCTGTAAAGCCTCATCGTATTGTCAAAATCTCCGAACCGCTTCAGAAAAGAAGAAAGGGGGATGAACTGTTTCGGATCATCCGCCCAAGCCTGAATTTCAAATTCCCTTTGCACGTTTACTCGACACCTCCACGCATACACCATATAAACACAGAACAGTACAAGCCATACAATCATAAGTGCTACCATTGCTGCATCCATGATCAATTAACCTCGCTTTCCAGAATCGCTTCATAATATCGCAGTGCCGTTCGAAGAACCGCCGTTTTACTCATTGTTCCCAGCTCCATGCAGTGGGTAAGAATATCTGCATCCTTTTCGGTCAGATAAAAACTTTCCCAGCCTGCTGTAACGGGGTTGATGTAGTCATTCTTTCCAGCGGTGGAAGAGACGATAGAACCATGAGTGCTCATTCTCCCATCTCGCTTTCTCAATCAGTTTGTCGAGTTCTGTTTTAGGTCTTCTGAAGGGAGCGCTCTGCACCATACCGGGAGCCACGTATTTTTCATAATACTCCCAATACTCTTTTGTTCCGTAGAATTGCTCATATGCCTCCCCGATCTTTGTAATGCTGTTTTCCTTCAGCAAGCCATTAACTCGAAAGATCACCATAGCGCCATCAAAGGACACTAAATCCACTTCGGGGCTTACTATCCAGATCGAAGTCCACGATTCCATAAGGAATACCATCCTCCCTCATGCCGGTCGTGATATAGGGTTCAACTTTCGTCGGGCTTCCCCAGCCTACTTCATCACCCATATTGTTCGGCGTCAATTTGGGATTATCCAGCGCTTCATAGTAGTCGTTCAGTGAAGCGTAATAACTCCCAAGAATTTTATAGTTGACATCGTTAAATGCTTTCATGATTCGCTCATAGGTAGACCAGAAATATCTTCCGCTGTACGCATCGAAGAACAAAGACTCTCCGTCATGACTTTCTTTGGTCATCGCGGCAAGCTGATTATTTTGCCTTTCTGCCCGCTCTTTCGCCACTTCATCCCGAATCTCTCGTTCCTTCTTTTCGCCGATTGTCTCGATTACTTTCGAACGATAATCTTTTGCCATGTTCTCAGAAAGGTTTAGGAGCGTTGTCAACGCAGCGGTCCGCTTCTTCGAAATATCATTGGACTTAAAACCACAAGCGATGCTCAGAGCAGTTGCCGCTACAGTCGGAACATACTCCGGTGCGACAGTCTTGATCATCTCGACCGTACCTTCCGGCTTCTTTTCATCTACCAGCCGAACCGCCTTGACCGTTGCTTCGCCGCAAAGCACAACAGCAGCGATGGTTCCAATCGAGCTTGCCACCGAGAGAATCGTGGAGGCATGGATCTTTCCGAAATGCCTGAGAACCTGAATACCAGTAGTGAACAAGTTTTTCATAGAGATTTCTCCTTTCAAAAATAAAAAAAAAAAGAAAGAGCCGAAGCTCCCTCTTACAGATAGCGAACCGTGTAATCTGTGACGTTCACTCTATGGCCGTTAAACGTGTCCGTCGCAGTATAATTCATTGCGCCGTCATCTTCTCGGCTGATAAAGTGAAAATCAACATAGTTACCGTTGGCCACCTCAAAAGGTACAGTCTTCGGACAATCTTCCTTTGTCATAACAGAATTTCCAAACAACACAGTCATCATTAAAGCAGCACAAATAACCAATTTCTTCATAGTCTTGTTCTCCTTTTAATATCATAATTGTGATTATGGTTTCTATTATAACCCTTGTATTTTCTGCGAGTAAAAAGAAAAGAGCCCACGTTTTCGTGAGCCCTCATCTTAAAATATACTTTCGAGCCAATCTCCAAATTCGTCGAACATTTTTCCTACGAGTTTTAGCGCGAGCTTAAAGCCTTTCCAGCAGATAACAATACCAATACATCCTACCATCAGGCTCAAGGCTGCTGTCGCAATTCCCATAATAAAATCTCCTTTCGATTTTGAACAATGATTCTATTATAAGAATTGTAGATTTTGCGAATATGTTTACCACATTCCCGCCTGATGTCCGCAAAACGCAATCATAGCGATAAGTATTCCAATTCCCACGAACGCCATACCGGTATCATTATTCATCTTCTTTTCTTGGAACTTAATCTCTTGAATCTTAGCCTCATCGATGATCCGTTTCGTCTTACATGAGTTTTCATTGACATTCACAGTTACCGTGACTTTATTGCTTTTATCTATGGAGATTCTGGAGCCGCAATACATACAGAAAAACGAATTGGTGCCTTCATCCACGGTAAGAACGGCTCCGCAGTTCGGACAAGTTATGGTTTTCATATAACACCGCCTATGTGTAAAAAGAATAAGCTCATGACAAGCAATATTCCAAGACAGACAAAACCAATTCCAGTATCATTATTCATCTTCTTTTCTTGGAACTTAATCTCCTGAATCTTAGCCTCATCAATGATTCGTTTCGTCTTACAAGAGTTTTCATTGACGTTCACAGTTACCGTGACGTTATTCTCCTTATCGACTGAGATTTTGGAGCCGCAGTAGGTACAGAAAAACGAATTGGTGCCTTCATCCACGGTAAGAACGGCTCCGCAGTTCGGGCAGGTTACGGATTTTATTTTAGCCATATCGTTCCCCTCCAAGTCGAAAAATAAAAACCCTTGTATGCTTCTAACATACGTCTCCGGTATTCCGGTGTCCTCCAATTAGACGATTATTGCGGGCTAACTTAGAACCCAATGCCTAAGCCTCCCACGGGTAAACTCCCAAAGTTCTCTATTATAGCCCTTGCTTTTTTTGCGAGCTAGTCTATATAGAATGTTTCAAGAATATATACCGTTGCTAGAATCCCTGTTACGAATCCTATGAATAAGCATACTGCATCCGAACTCATCCGTCAAGACCTCCTTACGAAAAATAAAAAAGAAAGAGACCATGTAGGTCTCCTTTAAAAAAGCATTCATAACCTAAGAATTGAACGCCCGTTGAATAGTCCTCTATAGGCTTCCATACACAGATTCAGCATGCGAGTCTTTTCACAATCTGGCATCGTACCAAATTTAATCGACTTTACATACTGATGTAACGCCTCGCAAATTTTACAATATGTATCCCGATCAATGCAATACAGAGGGTAGTCATCATGGTCATGAATTTCTCTATCTGTTAATACATAATATCTCTTTCCCAAAATTTCGATCTTTTTCATAAAGATCACCTCCTATAATAGAAAATGTTTTTACTACGAAAAAGAAAGAGACCATGTAGGTCTCTACAAGGAGCTTACGCATCGTCAAATGACTTGGCCTGCTCTAGTTCCTGCAATGCCTGTTTTATTTGATGAATTAAGTCTTTCCCCTTATCGGATAATTCAAAATACGAATTTCCAGTATAGGGAAAGCTTAACGTTAACCCATACAAAATAGCTATAATTTCAACCATCAGATCGGAACTAATAATACGTGCGGCCGAACCATGCACATTATGCGTTTCCTCCTCTGTTAATACATAATATCTCTTTCCCAAAATTTCGATCTTTTTCATAAAGATCACCTCCTATAATAGAAGATGCTTTTCCTGCGAAAAAATAAAAAGAAAGAGCCCTTGTTAGAGCTCAATCTCTCAAATCATCAGGCATAGACCATTTCTGCGATTCTTGTGCCAAAGTAGTAGCTCACGTTCGTCTTTGAAGCATCGATATCATAATGCGTAACACCAATCGGTCTTCCTTTTCGAACGTTGACACGATTATATTTCCGAATTAACTTCGAAAACATTCTTCGCTGATCCATCGTTTCAAAATAGAATCTGATCGGAGCATTAAATCCTTCCAACTCCACATCACAAGCGTATCCTACCGTATGGCAGATAATAATAACTTCCATAATAGTTTCCTCCTAATAATATTTCTATTATAGGAGCTGCAATTTTTGCGAATTATGAAAAGTGTTTCTTGCTGCTATAGTCTCGAATATCCGCCTTATAAAGTGGTTCTGGAGAATCTTCTGGTCCGCTCTTCACAACGATATCAGTCAGCTCAGCAAATTCTTTGACGCCCGAAAATTGATCGGTCATGATTTCGAGAAAAGCATCCAGAAATTTGTCACAGGACTTTTGCGAGCAAACCTTTTCGTCCACCATATTGAATCCGATCACCACTTCAAAATGCGCCTTTCTCATAGAATATACCTCTTTTCTTTCTAATTAGTAAAGCTTTACAAATATTACGCGTTGTGCTATAATATAATCAACAATTACGGGATAGAGGGGTTTCGATTGTATGGAACATGTTTTTCACATGGGGCTTCACTCTTTTGCGCCGCATCGAATAGACAATTACGGGCCGTCCCCTTTGCCAGACAAATATGCGATAACAGTTGATTTTATACCGCATAAAACTCGTTGGGACCCCAATCCAGACCTCGACGGCTATACTCCGCATTATCGTGATATCATCAGTTTTTGTTTAGCCGTTGACGTACCAGACGAGCTTGGTATTGTTCATGATTTTTCTGACGCTATGATCCGAAAAGGGCATAAGACAACTGACGGCAATGGAGAATATTGCTACATTATTGCACCTCAACTTTCGTGGAACATCATGCCGGGGCAAAGTACCGATTCGCTTCTGAATGACGCCATAAAGCAGATATCTTCCCTTCGCGCAGTCAACTTGGCTTATCCCGATAATGGTGAACGCAAAGTCATTCCGCTTTCGGTTACAAACTGGTGGGTGACACACGGAAGTTTCCCGATAGAAGATAAATACAAATACGATGCCCGACATCAAGCATAAAAAAAAAAGAGATGCCGTGTTTTCACAGCGATCTCTTTCGAGAGTTCCGTCCAAAATATCTCCATAGAATTGTTCAATCACGGCCCAATCTGTTTTTGAGCACAGAATGAACCGGTCCGACAATATCCTCGTAGCGAAGGACCAACACTGTTGATAAAATTGAGCATCCGCATTTCAGAATCGTTTCACCATATTTCTGAAAAAACGTCTCCGGGACTGAATCGGTATCAAGTTTCTTGTCCTTGATTTCGTACAGTCCCTTCAAGCGTGTCGCCAGTTTCGGATAATTCTCCGAAAGCGGATCTTCCTCTTTTAACTTTTCAGTCAGTCTTTCAATCTCCAAGTCGATATCGTCCCGTTCAGTTTCCTCTGGTTCATCAACTCGCAGTCCAATGATTTTCAGAATATCCACGATTTTCTCCTTTCATGAACTCTCTATCATAAGAAATGTTAATTCCGCGAATCCTTATTGACTTTAAAGGTAACGGAATCACGATCTGCCAGCGACTCCACCGGAACATTCAGCATGAGCTGATATACATCCTTATCCGCCTCCGCATCAGCGTGAATTTCAAGCGTGCCTTCGCCCGGATAGTTCGCGGAAGAAATGCCCAGAATCGCACCGAGGAAAATATCAATCGCGCTTAGCGTGCCGACGACCTCGCTGCCATACGGAAATCCCCAAATCTTCGACAACGCGGCATAAAGAGTACCCGCAGCCGGAATGAAATACTGAGCGATCCACTTAATCACGTCATAAGTTTTATTGTTCAAAGTCATTTTGTTACTCCTTTCGTTGCATACGAAGATTTGTGAATGGGCAATCGGTTTACTTCCTGCATAATCTTTTTTGCAGACCCGTTTCCGCCCAGCTTCTCATATGGCTTATACAGGTATTCATACAAATTTTCGTATTCATCCTGCGTAATCCATCCACGATCGATATACTGCATGCCAAGCCAGACAATTCGGTCGTGAGCCAGGCCGATCAGCATTTGCGTCTTTACATCTTTTTTATCCGTAATCTTTTGCATAAATGCCCAGAATCCGGAAGATGCAATTACGGAGCAGATAATCGTAACAAAGATTTGCAATCGACTATCCACGCCATCACCTCCTATCCGATCATTCGTTCGAGTTCCCTTGGAATATATGTCCAAACTTCATCACCGAGGATAAAGTACATGCTTTCAAATATCTTCATGCCATAGTCGGCTATGAAGTTGCATATCCATTCTTCCGCTTCTGTACGGTATTCCGGCTTTACCATGCGGTAGATGTCGTCGATCAGATGGAAGCTGAATAAAACGCAATGCCCGATCTCATGAATCAAAACACGGTTTTTAAAGTGGCCAGTTAAGCAATTTGAAATATAAATCGATCCCGTTCGAGGGTCTGTCGTTGCCACGCTGAATCGTCCGTCTCGATCCATGAGAATCGGATCATCGGGGCTTACATGCTCAAGCTTCCATAAATACCCATTTAGTAGGAAGCTTTTCATTGCTTTTAGCCCGGCATTTCGCTGATGAGTTTTGTCAGATCCGTCTTGATACGCTTCTTGAGATCTGGATCGGCACTCTTATAGATTTCCCGAACCGTCTCCATCGTATCCGCAACATGCTCGTTAGCGTGGCGGGTCATTTCGTCCTTATCCGTCTGCGAGTTAGTCATCGTATAATGCCTCTTAGCAGACTGATACTCATTGTAAGCCTGACCATATCGAGGATGTTCGGTATGGCGGTCGCCCTCTCGAAGCATTTCTTCAAACCCGCCTTCGCGATTCAGACGATCTTCGTAGTCATATGGATGAGGCTTTCTAAGCGGTCGCCTGTGATATCCACGCCGTCCGTATTCGTCTTCCTCCTCGAAATCGTCCATCGTCTCGATAAGCCTTGCATAATAGCAGGCCTTCCAACAGTCTTTTTTCGCCTCGGCAAGGTCTTTAATCATGTCGATTGCTTCGCCGAGTTCGTGCGTGTCCACGGTTTCGATGCCTTTTGCGATTTCACCCTTAACGGATTGAACAATATCATCGTAGATACCGCAAAGTTCTCTTACCTTGTCGTTCTCATACATCGTTGTTCACCTCCATTAGGATACTCGCGCAATGCGCAGATTCATGTTCGCAGCCAACAGGACCGGAACTGTACCTGTATTGACAATGCTCACGCGGTTGAGATCGCAGCACGTGTTCTTGACATATGTGCCGATGGCGATATTGTTGAAAGCATTTTCGGCAGCCGGAGTCGAAACGCCAACCGTTGCCGGAATTGCCACACCACCCAATGCAACTGCGAGCTGCACCGGCGTATTGGCAGCAGTGCCGCTCACGTTACCTGTAAAGTCGATTTTGTATGTTCCACCGATAGCACGAAGTTTAACCGAAGGAATTCCCTTCGTGAAACATTCGCCGCAGCCAGTGTGCAGCATCACCGTATCGAAGGTAACAGCCGCTCCGGGTTGGACAGTCTGAGCGGCAGAATTAGTGAGTTCAATCATAAATATACCTCCTAAAAGAGATAGGGAGAGATCTCCGCATTAGAAATCTCTCCCATTTTGATTTAGCTGTAATTCCCGCAGCAGGTCTGTCCGTTGTAGTTATACGGATTGGGCACAGTGTAAGCCGGAATCGGGCAAGGCTTCAGCTGAGCAATCAGATATTCGTTCTGATTCCGCTGAGATACCGCCAGATTCAGGCTATTGATAATCTGTGCCTGATCCGCGATCTTCTCGTCCTTACGAGCCAACTCGGAAGCCGTGAGACGATCCGAGATAGCACGGAAGTTCGCATTGTCGTTATCCATAATGTCTCGCGCCGCATTGGCAATACTGGTCGTGATCGCACAGGTATCAGTCGCCATCCGGTACTGGATTTCGGCCTGACCCTGACGATTCTCGCAGCAGCAATCGCCGAGCTGACGAGACAGCGCATTTGTATCCTGCATCTGAGCGATGCCCATTTGTGTAATACCATTCTGGATGTTGTATCCGGTCTGCATGATGCTGGTATTGACACCATTCATCTGAGCAAGCTGATCGTAGCCGAGGGAGCAGATGCCGTTGTTGATGCCATCGAGTTTCGAGATAATCGTACTGGTATCGAAACCTCTCTGGACTTCACCGCTGCCGGAGCCGACGCCGCGATCCATGTAAACCACGGAAGGCATACCGTTATTATTGCCGTTCCGATTACCCCAGCCGCCAAACAAAGCGAACAGAATAATCAAAACCCACCAGCCGTTGTCATTACCGCATCCATAACCGCCGTTGAAGCCACCGCCCATCATGTTGCCAATCGGAGCAGTCAAAGGAATACTGGGAATAGAAGAACCAAACATAGGATGACCTCCTAAAAATAAATATTAACAACAGAAAAGAGACCCTTCCGGCCGCGCGCTCCGTTAAAGTCTCTCTGCGTTGTTTCATTATTTCATTCGGTCTGTCATACCCCTTAGAGCGGGATATGAAGCTGATTCTTAAAGTACTCCGTGGCCATGCCGACCGCCTGTTTCTTTGAAACTCCATAAGTTTTGCAAAGGTTCATGGCGATTTGCTGACCCTTTTGTGCATCTCCGCTCTGAATGACCTGAAGCATTTCCTGTGCTCTCGGGTTATTCGCGATAGCCGAATTTTGCATTGCCATATTCAAAAGCATAGACATCGGGTTATTCATGAGCTACATCCTCCTTCTTCGGACTTCCATTTTGATGATTGGAACGGTTCGGGTTATAAGGTTTACCAAGCCGCTTTTCCAATCGAACAAGTCGTTCCAAAATATCGTCGAGCTTCTTTTCGGCATTGGAGCCCTCGACTTTATCGGATGTAGTGTCCGGTGCGGGAACAAAGACTCGACCTTCGATCAAGCCATTGCTACCCCACCATTTGACAAAAATTGCTTGCCCATCGTCTTTTGGAAAGAATGACACGCCACCATCCATAACAATGTCGTTTGGACGAATATCATTTTCGCTCGCCACTGACCGCCCTCTCAAACTGAGCTGACGGTTTTGGGAAGCGGGCTCCATGTATGGATTGGCCGGAATCTGAATAGGCTGTTGAGGCATCTGATAAGGATACATTCCTTGATACCCCACTGGTCTATTATCCGGATATCGCTGCATATTGTGCTCTCCTTTCAAAGATTCAGTTCTTTACTCCTCAGCCAGTTCCGGGAGACCGGAATCCACCAGCAGCTCCTTCACCTGAGGCTTGAGCTTAGCCGGGACATCCTTGTATGCAGTCTTTCCAAGAATTACACGCTGCGCAAAAAACATTGCCATCATGATCTCACCTCCTTCGCCCAAAAATAAAAGAAAGAGTCCCCAGAAGATGTCACGCATAGATGACCGCCGCCATTTCTGCAATGCAATCTTCAATGAACTCGTTTCTGTCCGTCAATGCCTGAATTCTGGCATTCATTAGTGTTTTTTCTTTTTCTTCTTTGGATGGTTCCGGATCAGGTTGATTTGCATAATCGGTATCCATCTCAGTCTGCGTTCTCTGAGCAACCATGCCGTCAACAAATTTGTAGCGATATACGCCTCGATCGTCGATGAGCGGATATGTCAGATAATTGTTCTGAGCATGATGATACCGATCTCCAGTACCGGCATCAACAACCGTCCAACCCGTTTCATCCGAAATGAATGCATCAGAATTGATGGCTGTCACTCGACTTGCATCGTCAACCTGCACCAGTACCTTATAAAGCTCTTCGTCCATGTCATCCCTCCTTTACAGATCGGCAGAAATATCGATGTCGCCCTGCGGAGTAATTACGCCGGTGGCAATGCCTGTTACGGAAATATCGCATTTGACAATCGCACGATCCGCAGATGCCCGATGCAAAGTCGCTGTCGCGGTCGTCGAGCCCTGCTTATCCCCAAGCGTGTAACAAAATGTTGCACTCGTCGTTACTGTTGGAATAATTCGCATTGCCGGTTGTAGAGGAATGAACGCGTATGCAACGCTGCTTCCGCAATATCCAGAAAAAGTCTGAGCGTCAGCTTTGATTTTTCGGTAGTATCGCAAACACTCGGCCTGTTCAACGGCGTATCCTTTCGGCACATATGGTGGCAGGGTTTCCGCTGTATATTCGCCCTCATACAGGGCTGCCCACTGAATGATTGCTGCCGTTCCCGTACTGTCGGTATCAGGTGAAATATAAATGTTCACCACTTCATCACCGGTTAGACCGCTGGGCTTCGTCAACTTTAGAACCAGCGTGCGCTCTGACGGGTCACCTTGAAAATAGCCGGGGTCGCCAAAATTTACAGTACCGCTACCGATATATGCATATAATCTGCATGCAACTGGAAAAATACCATGCACCGCAAGCGTCATCGTATCGGCAAATCGTTTTGCTTCGATTCTCTGCTGGATACCAGCAACCCAGTTCGATTTGTCGGATACGACTTTCAAACCATTCGAGACAAGGGAAACCGTGGCGCCCGTTGTTCTATTCCAGCGATCGATTGCATATACAGTCGAACCATGAAGACCGCCGACTTCTGCTTGTGCAATCGGATTCAAAAAATCGCTGTTATCCAACAAGTTTGCAGGCTGAATATAATATTCCGGCATCTTTCCGCCGAGTCTGGCTGAATCGTATGCTTTATCGTTTTTACCAAGAAAAGCACCCTTGATTTTTGCCCAGAGGTAAGTCAAACCACCTCCATCCAAATAAGCCATTCAGATCCTCCTTCGGTTATCTGTCCCAGCTGCCACCGGCATGAATGAACTTGCCAATGGCAATTCCAACGGCAAGCATTACGAGTGCTCCGATGATGATTGTTGCGATAACATTCATAAGCCAGGCTCCTTAACCCGCCTTAGCAATCAGCGCATCGATGCCCGTCTGAGTATCACCAATGTTTGCAAATTGAATATCCGTTCAAATTCATCTCCTTGCTATATGGAATAACGCAGAACCGATTACGCGATCAATTATCGTTTTTGTTTAGTTAGAACTAGCAAACTTTAGTTAACTAAATACCCTGTAAAAAAACTTCGTACTTGTGCATTGCTCTCTTATGCCCATCCTCGTTGAGGTGATAACTGTCTTTCATTGTCAATGTGTTTACCTGATAACTATTTGAAAAATCTAACGCGCCATTAACAGTATTATCAAAAACAGGTATCCCACCAAATTTTTCACAAACTTCATGAATTGCAGTTACGTATTGTTTACATATCTCAGTAGTTGCAAGTCCAGCATTTCTGATATATGGAGTAATAAAACAAATATTGCCTGATGGATATGTCTGTATTAGACGTTGACAAATCGCATTTAAAGCACCGTAAAAAGTTTGAGACGTTGCATCATCAATCGTTCCAAGAGGGCATTGGTCATTTCTTGCTATGTCGTTCGTTCCCCCAAAAACGATAATATAATCAGCCTCTACAGGATTATTAAGATTGTTCATTACTTTTGCATGAACACTGTCTGTATCTAAAAAAGTCGCGCCACTCATTGTCGTTGTTTTTCGAGTTATAGTAGTACCATTTTGCGCAAAATTGGTTAAAATCATGCCGTGCTTTTCAGCAAGAAGCTTTGTCCAAACGCTTTCTGGAATTGTGTGACCATATGCCATACTGTCTCCAAATACAACCAATTTTTTTCCATGTAATACGTCAATCAAATTACTCTTTGGTGTTTTGCGTTTGACTGTTTTTTTCCGAAAAACCTCAGGTTTTCCCTTGGAACTCAGTCGAGAGACATACAGCTTAGTCGCCCCTTCGGGAACAGTAACCTCAATATTTGTTTTATCTGCGAGACCCGATAAAGATTCGTCATAATAATGATAAATGGTTTTATTTCTATCATCCGTAAAAGTAAATCCCCAAGAAGTTGTGGTATTCGCAACTGTTGACGAAATATATAAAGTCTCTCCAACTACTACATTTGTCAGTGTTGCAATGCTTGAATTAGATTGCTCTTGAATCGCAATATAAGTAGAAGTATATAATGTTTTTCCGTCCTCAACAATAGGATTCGTGTTGACAAGTTCTTCTGTTGCGGTAGTGTCAAAAACCGCATTGTCTATCTCACCTAAATCGTCCCTTAACTGATTAAGCTCGCCAGCAGGGGCCGCATCAATGTTTGATCTTGCCTGCGCCTTTTGTGTATCATCAAGTATCTGTGGCGTATACAGCACGGATTCCTGTAGCGCATTCGTGTCCTTATAATAAGGAACGCCACCCACAATCGGAACCGGAGTATAGCCGTGCACGTCCGTAACTGAACTCGTCGTCTTTACGCCACCCAGAGAGCTTCCGGCAGTCGGCAGAGTATACTTATTTGCGCCTTCCGCAATACCAGCCAACTTTTCCTTTTCGGCTGTGGTGAAGTCGTTAGTCGAAAGCTGCTTGTCGGCTACTTTGTCAACTTTTGTCGAATCATGCGGGTGAACGTGATCTCCACGGGCAAACGTGATTTCACTGCCTGCATTCGGAGTCCCGTTTTCCTTAGGTAGCGTATTACTGGCTACCGTGCCTTCCGGAACATCGTCGATCGTGATAAACTTACTGTCGTTTGTGAGCTGACTGACTTTGGTCGGAAGCACACTCCCCACATAAGTCTTGATCTTACCCCACAAATAAAGTACGCCATCGCCATTCAGAAATTTGCTCATTTCAATAGCTCCTCCAAATCTTCATTCGTCAGAGCTTTGACGTTACCGACACTCTCGGCGGCATCTTCTGCTCTTTTAGCTGCATCAGTCGCTTTCGTCGCGGCCTCCTCCGCTTTTTTTCGAGCGGCTTCAGCCTTTTCCATCCAGTCATCTATTCGATCAGGTTTTTTTCCTCCATCGGGTAGACTTCTGCTAATTTCCATAGCTGCTACTGCCGTCTTGATCTTACTTCCTGTTGGAGATATCAATGACAGTTGCAGCTCGCCTCGACCTTCCTTAGCTGTGTCGGAATCGCTAATAGACCAATGCAATTTGTCGTCTATCGTCTCGGTTACAGCCGGATATGCTGCTTTTTCATCCGGAGGCCGAACTTTTAAAACGGCAGTCACGCCTGGAAATTCAAGTAGAATATCATGGAGATCGACGATCAAAGTGCTTCGATCCTCTTCTCCAGCGTAGCCGAGCCATAAAACTCGTTTGCCAAATGTTTCAAAGGTCTCGTCTATGAATCGCATACTCATTCCCCCTCGGCAGATGCTATTGCGGAATCGATCGACTCATTAGTCAGGGGAACTATATCTCGATTCCGAAATTCGGTATCGAGCACCTCGTCAATATTTTCGAGACTTCCTGTATCTCCGCGTGGGATCGTAAGCTTCAGTGCAATGCTTTTCCCTGTACCCGTTTGCTCAACTGCAACATTCGTTCCTGGTAAACCAGTTTCAACTGTGAATACAATATTCGGAACAAAATCGTTATTGTCTAATTTTGTCTGAACTGTTTCAGCAGCAGTATTCGCATTACTGGTCGCTGTATTGGCATTGCTTGTTGCGGTATCAGCATTTGACGCAGCGGTATTTGCTTTAGAAGTTGCTTCGTTAGCTTTGGTTGTTGCTGTATTCGCATTGTTGGTTGCGGTATCAGCATTTGATGCAGCAGTATTCGCTTTAGAAGTCGCTTCGTTAGCTTTGGTTGTTGCTGTATTCGCATTGCTTGTTGCGGCATCAGCCTTAGTTGCGGCATTGTTGGCTTTCGTTGTCGCCGCATTTGCATTACTGGTTGCTGTGCCAGCTTTTGTCGCCGCATCGTTAGCCAGTTTTGCTTTGGTGTCAGCATTTGACGCAGCGGTATTTGCTTTACTGGTCGCTGCATTGGCATTCGAAGCCGCTGTATCTGCTAAAGTTTTTGCATTACTGACGTCTGTATAGCATTGCTCGATCGAATCATGTATAGCGTCACGAACTTCTCGGCCATAAATAGCCGTTTTAATTTGAGCGAGGTATTCACTGATCTTACTCACGGAATCACTCCGTCCTGTTCCGACTCATCCAAGCGTCGAATCCATCAGGATAACGCTTTTTAAGTTTATCAACATTCATTTGAAAAACTTCCTGCATGGTAACTCCGAGTCCCTGACAGGCAAGTGCGATGTACCATGCGACGTCACCGAGTTCTTTCATGATGGCATCTTTATCAAGAATATGTCCCTGATAATTGGCTTTCTTTACGAGATCTGCCACTTCGCCAGCCTCTCCAGTCAAACCGAGAGCAGCATCGATAAGCATCTGCTGACGGTCCAGTTCCGGAGCAGTTCGCATAGCGGCACGATGATAGTCATTTACAGTCATTTACGGCTCCTTTCATTCTTCCATTTTGAATACGTCGATCAATACCATCGAGACGATTAGAACCAACATGATTAGCTCAAAAGTTTGTTCCACGTTCTCTTTCCCACAATGCCATCTGCTTTAAGCCCATTAGCTTCTTGGAAAGCCATAATAGCTTTGAGCGTCCGACTTGCATATTTTCCTGTAGCGGACAAGACATAACCTCTATTGATGAGCATCTGCTGCATAAGTTTTACATCATCACCCTGCATACCCCATTTGATGACTCTGTAATTTCCAACCGTAGATGCGACATCAGTTTTATCATCTTCTATCGGGTCAGGCACAGCCTCAACAGTAGGATAATTGACACCTTTGAGTTCGCCCCAACAATGCCATTGACTAAGTTTGCTCGTAGTCACGCCGTAAAGGGTGCTCTTGGCTTCGATAATAGTTTTGTCTCCGATATACAGACCGGTATGATAATAGTCATCGTCTCTGACTTTGAATACAGCAGTTCCAGGAAGAATCTTTGTCATGGCCTCTTCGGTGAGTGTGCCTTTTGTCGTACACCACTTTTTCCACATCGTATTGCTTCCGTGATACATCTTTCCGCCAAGTTGTTTAAATGCCCAAGAAAATAACCCACTGCAATCGGCTACTTTATGGCCAACCCACTGCTGGCCGTATTTGATAGCCATCTCATTCTTGGTATTATCTTGATCTTTTTGTGTCCATTCGCCGCCAGCTTTTCCAAGAATGTATCCCCAATTATTGTCGAGAGCATATTGAAACTTTTCGATAAGCTGCTCCGGTGTAATACTCATGAGCATTCCTCCTTTTTTAGATATAAAAATAAGAGACCATGCTTTCATGATCTCTCGAGACGTATTCTATCTCCTCTATTATAGCATATGTTCTTGACGCGAGGCTATTCTTCCATTTTGAATTTTCTAATTCAGTGAAAAGAAACATATATTGATCTGGATGGGAATTTCATGACTCCCTCGTCCGTATGGCGTTTTTCGGCGGAACGTCAACCTTCTTCCCGTATATATGTGTTTGCGTCTGTTTACGGAAGAAAGGTTCTTCTTCAAAATTCGGCTAATTTTGTCGCCAGTTTTTAGAATAACATCCATGTTCATCGTTCGGCCATCAATCATGCTAACATCAATTCGTTCGATATAAGTTCGTACAAAGGTGGGATCTATGAAATCAATATTCTTTCGACCTTTGAGTTGCTGCAACGCTCCTCTCATTTTCTCAAAATCTTCTTCGGTACGTTTCTTTGTGTCGAGAGCCAATCGGACATTCGCAAGTTCTTCGCTCTTCCTTTTGTATTCTTCATTCAATGCGTTGTTCTGAGCAATATAGTCCTGATCACTGACTTGACCAAGAACATTGAACTCAAGAATTTTTGTTTTTTTCTTTTCGATTAGTGCAAGTTCCTTTTCGAGCTCATTCTGGCGATTGGTGTTTTTCTCCGAACTAGACGCTTCCGAAACAAGTTTAATATATTGATCGATGTAGTCATCTATGTCGAAGTCGTCTTCTATGAACAACTCATAAAGGCACTGCTTCACTTCGTTCTCATACAAATATATCGACGGGCAGCTCGCGGTTCCGTTTCGAATTTTTCCTGCACACACCCAGGCGCTGTTCAGTACGGCATTCGAGGTCTTCGATGCTTTTCGATGATATGGCAGGTTGCAATGCACACACCATAGTTTTCCGGTCAGCAAATTTGGATGGTTGCATTTATTCTGTCGGGTCTTCACATCAATGCTTCTGGCTTCAAGAACCCTATTTGCTTTTGCCCACAATTCCTCCGAAACAATGGGCGGAACGATCGATCTTCCTTTCTCCCCATCAATGATGACCCATTCGTTTTGCGGAAGCATTTCTACTCTATCATCGAACAGGTCTTTCTTTCGAACCTTTCTCCCTGCAAAGACACCTTTATACTTCGGATTTCGAATAATGTGCGATAAAGTAGCATGCGATATTCGATTACCATTATGGTTGCGATAGCCGTCGTCATACAGAATTTTTTCGATTTGATTCATACTGTAACGGTCTGTAGCATATAACTCGAATATTTTCTGAATCATTGGGACTTCGGCTTCATCAATTTCAAGCTTTCCTCCGCGCAATCGATAGCCGAACATGTTATCGAACCCGAATACAGTGCCCCTTTTTATACTCTCCTGAAGTCCAAAACGCACAGCTTCCGATTTTTTCTCGGATTCACCCTGTGCGAAAGCGGACATAATCGACAACCGAAGCTCTCCATCGGCTTCGAAGGTTAGTATACCGTCACTGTGAAACCAAACTCCTACGCCATGCGCCGTAAGAATGCGAACATTTTGTAAAGAGTCTAAGGTGTTTCTCGCAAATCTTGAAACGGATTTCGTAATGATCATGTCGAACTTTCCTTCGATTCCATCACTAATCATCCTCTGAAAAGCTTCTCTCTTTTTAGTAGATGTTCCTGTAATCCCTTCATCCACGTATTCTTCGATCAATGTCCATTTAGGCGTATTTTCAATCAGCTTTTTGTAATAGGTTTTCTGGTTGGTAATGGACGTTAGCTGTTCCTCGGAATCCGTCGATACTCGGGAGTATATGACAACTCGGAGGGGTATTTGAGTAATCGGCATAATCTTGAGAGCTTCTTTGATTTTATAGAAATCTTCCATTTTGAAATCACACCGCTTCCGTCATTATAGTCATTATTATTTTACTACGATATTCACGAAGCGTCAATCTTGGAAATCTTCTGTTGTATCTTTCTATGTTCTTCTTTCGTGATCTGTCCTTCGCTTAGCATTTTATTATTAAAATACGTTAGCCACAGTATTTTTTCGGCGCACTTATCGAAAATAGACGATGCGCCAGTATTATCCGTGGTAAGAGATTGAACATGGCTCATGTAGACCTCCATTTTTGTCAATATTGGGTCGTAACATTTGCTGTAGTTCTCATACAGAAGCCGCTCAAGGCTATCTTTCACAGAATTTAGTCTTCTCTTGCCCCGGTAAAAAGGGCAATACTGTCTACGGTACCGCAGCGTTGCTTCGGAAGATGACCGTCGATCTTGATACCGCTAAAAAGGTTCAGGAGGTAATGGATAATGAACAGAAGAAGGAACCCAGACCTTCTACTAAAGTCCAGTAATTTACTCGGGTTCGACCTTTGAGCGGCTTCTGTATGAGAACGAAAAATATCCGGCTGTCACGGTCTATTACTAGGCTTGAATTCCACACTCGATCATTTCGTTTCGCCGACTTCCGAAGAAGCAGTTTCTTTAGAAATCATATTGTTCAGAAACGTGATTGATGCGTAAAGCATGCTTAGATTCTGCTCGCCATGTACTTCAATGTTGTTTAAAGTCTTAATGACTTTCAGAATATCATTTTTTTCGACTTGCATATCAGTTCTCCCTCAAGATAGCAACTGGTTGATACACAAACTGATAAGGATCTGTATTGTCACCGATTCCGTCAAGGCCATAATCCAAGTAAAGTCGTTTGACACCGTAAACCTGAGCCAAGTGATCCTCAAGGCAGCATCCTGCGGATTGACAGTAACCTGGTGCGAAGAAACACAGATCGGCTTGCGCCATCAATGCCGTGCATTTCGTCATATATTCCAGCGGCGTATACTTATTAGCATCGTAGTCTTCGAAGAATGTATCTAGAATTTCGCAATCGGGATAATAAAGTCGAACTACATAGATAGCCAGTTCTCGATCTTTTTTGATTTGCTCTTGTGTCTTATCCGCCATGGGCAAAGAAATATAGACTTTCATAGTTCTACTCCCTTTCAGATTTTTAGAACGGTTGCGGTTGCAGTAGAAAGTTCTGCTTTTTTCAATGTTACAACAGTAGCGCCCGATGCCGTATACAGCCTTGGACTAGCGCTCGATGCTTTATACGTCACCTTCGGCCCGCATGCACGAACACTAGCCGCCCCTTTTTCATACAGAGTCCCGTTATAGTCTATCGCTTCAACTGATTCTCCTTTGCCAGTAACACTTGTACTTCCGTTTTTGCGATAGTGCAGCGTATTACTTGCATATTTTCCATAAGTTCCATTCGAAGAAGAGTGATAGTATACCATTTGATATTCTTTTGTTTGGAGCGTACCTGATGAGCCATTTCCCATGTATCGAGTTGCGCTGGTATGCTCTGTACCGATTACGTCTCTCCATTCTCCGCCCTTGAACACGTCAGCACCAGCAGAATTTACGCCATTGGCGTCAATAAGACTGGACGCAGTATAGTCCATCCAAACCTGGGACGGCGTGTATCCAGTCCCATTCATATCCGTGATGGACGATGCGACGTAATTGGTATATAGGGTCGGCAGTTTATCGTAACCTTCGATTGCTCTATGTGCCATACCTTTCGGTGTGGCGAGGACTATCTCACCAAGAAAATACTTCCATTTTGAATTTTCTCAGGCCTGCCGCTTTGGCCGAAGCCTACTCCCCCGCCGGGGATAGTCTCTGAACATTACCCTGTTCGGGTCTTAGCTGCGCTGATTGTCCAATCCTTATCGATTTTTAGAGCATTCGCACTCAGGCTTCTTTCATCCTCATGCTGTAGCTGATAAGGCTCTAAGGAGTTCCCCGCAATTCAACAGGTCCGCGCCGAGAATTTAGTTGAAGGTGATTGTGTCTCCATAAGCTGGCGTGTATGTTGTTGGGACAAATGCCTCACTCGTTCGAAGAAACGTAACATACTTGTCACCTTCAAGATGAATCCCATAAGTTGACGCCTGCGTAAAATCGGTTACGACTTTGACTTGACCTTTAGTTACTGTGCTGCCGCCAAAGGTCATCGTTTTGACTTCCAAATATCCAATGTCCGCGCTGTTCGTGGTGAGAGCAGCCGTCTTGACGTAGCCGCCATCAAGCAATTTGATAATCGCGCTTGAAGTGACAAGACTATCCACATATGCTTTTTTAGCATAAAGATTTTTGATATTGGTGATCTCACTGTTGATGTTGGTGATGTCCGTATCAATATCGAGAACGCTTTTCTTCAAGCCGTCAATATCTTTAATCGACAGCTCGATGCTTCCGCGAACATCGTTAATTTCATCGGACACGTCGGCTCGAATGGAACTGTCCGTCTGAGAGATTTTAGTCTCCAGACCTTCTTTGGTGTTCTTGATCTCAGATGTTAGAGATCCTTCCATCTGTGTAATCGTCGAAGACAGCGTGTTCAATTTGTTATGAACGTTTTCGATGATCTTGCCGTCGCCAACCGTTAAAGCGGCAGTGATCTGCCCAAGCGTGCCCCCGGGCAGACTTTCGAGATTGACCACCTTGTCCTTGATCGTAAGAACGCCGTTCACCTCAGTGATGAACTTCTCAAGCAAACTTGCCGCCGCAGCACCACCTGCGCCGCCTCTCTTTGCAGAGCTCGCTGTTGAGGATGTGCTTGCGCTGCTGCCAGTGAGTGTTCGATCTTTCCGAAGTGTGATCTGGTTCGGATCAGTCAACGTATATTGGGTTTTGGAAGGGTCTTTGATGTTGATCTCGATTGCAGTGCAGATCAAGACCCTCTCGACACCATGAATGGGAGATTTTACTGTAATGGAATCACCCAGATTAAATGGCCGAACCGTCGGATAGAATTGATGCAGGTCGATTGCTTTGATGCTCAATTCGGGAGGGATGCCTTTATAGTTATCGGTCATGTACTTCTCGGCTTTTTCCATCAAAGTTCCCGCATCTGTAATGTCACCGAAATCTTCAGTCTTTAAAATTCGTCCATAGCTAGCAATCGCTTCTGCATTTTCAAGATACTTCCCGTTATGCGTGTACTTTTGAGAATCTCCCGCAGCTTCAATCGTAAGCTTGTCTTTTCCGATCGGAAGTAAAACTGTGAACAGATCTTCTCCTGTCTGCTTGTTCATCAGGTCAATCAGGTTCTGTCCAAATTCGATCGTTTGTGAAGACGTTGTGTTGTAGGACTTCAAATAGTCGATGTATCGAATTCCATTTTCGTATCGAATTCGCAAATATCCGCCAAAGGAGTCGATCAAGTCAGACTGAATTGCGGAGAATGTTTCTCGATAATTGTCTTCGCCAAAGATATGCGACTCGGTCTTCTCGTCAATCTCAATACTGCCGACTGTGAACTTTTTCGTATCTTCGACTTGAGCATTGTGAGAATCAACGAGAAGCCGAAAATGCTCCTCAGCGGTTCTCGTCCCTTTTGATGGACCAAAAATAGAATCGACCAAATAGGCAAGCGCTCCTTCACAATAAACCTTGCGCTGCTTATACGTATCGGTATCATTGCTTAGAACACGGCTTGAAAAGATCAGCTCTTCATCACGATATACGTCAATCCGCGTCTTCATGATCGAAAGCGTATCGTAAAACGGATGCCTTGGAAGCATGGTAAATTCAACGCTTCCCGCCTTGTTGGCTTCCATTTTGATGATCGGACTGATCAGTTGATACTCTGGATCGGCCCAATCGCTAGCGAAGATGAGTTCGTCATTGGCATAGAGTCGATAATTCATTACAAACTACCTCCTCTGTAATCGATGCTGAGTGTTCCCCTTCCGGAAATCGTAATTCTGTTTTCTCCGCTTCCGAATGTGATGCCATAGATCTTATGCGTCCCTTTCTTTATAGGGAACGTCGATCCATTGAACACCGCAGTCATATCCGAAGTCGCCGTAAAAATAGGAGAAATCCGTCCCTGCTCGCCAACGATCGTAAACGTATATGTGCCATCGATTTGAATGAGCTTGTAGTTCTGGATAATGCCCGTTTCGAAATTGAACGTGTCCCAAATCCATTCATCCAATGTTCCGATGACATTATACTTGTACGGATCAACGTCGTAGTTGATTACTATAGAAGAATGTTTTTCCGAAGACTTCCATGCATCAACTGAGAAACGCCCTTCGTAGAAATAGGTGGGGTCATCCGTAAGAATTGCCCGTAAGAACTGCCCATGCAGATAATTCGATATCTCGGAATAAACCGTAGCCCAGTTCTTCCAGTCCGGGTCAACCACAAATTCAAAGGAACCGTTTCGATTTTTAAAAAGAGGATACCCGGAAAGAATTTCTGAAATGTCGATTCCGCCATTCATTCCGGGTATATCGATGAAGTTTGTCTTCACTTCCGGTGGATTAAAAACGGGACGGGAAGCGGGAATAAGGTGCCAATCTTTCCAGCTATCCTTATTCCCGAAGATAACCGAGTGTTCTCCATCGTATTGACTTACGTACATCAGTTACCCCTTCCTTTCATAATCGTTCTTTCTCCCAAAGTTTTGTCTATATCACCAGCGATTTGACCCACGAGCGCTCCGCTGTCAAGTACAACCTGCATCCTCGCAATTCTTTGGCCTAGTTCTTCGATCTGATTGTTCACGTTGCCGATTGCATTCACGATGGATGCATAGTCACTTCCATTTTGATTCGGAATGGACTGCTCGGTCCGATCGGCAAGTCGAACTGTATTGACGCCATTAAGCGTAATCACTCTGCCTCCGAAAAGGCTGTTGATTCCACCGATTCCGGACTGAATATTGCTTGCATCGAGCACAGGCGTGATCGTTGGCGCAAGACTCATATCTGAAGACATAACTTCGCTGACTTTGGCAACGATTCCCTTAGCAGTATCGACGGCATTCTGACTGGACTCTCTCGCAGCATCGCTGACAAGATTGGCATAATGGTTCAAACCATTAGCCATGCCCATATCCCAATACATGCCGAGTTCCGCGCCAATTCGGGAAGGACTGTTGATCGCCAAAGTTTGCCGTGAAGCTTTAACGGCGACGGAAGCAACGTATCTGGCAGCATTTGCCACACGCCAGTCTCCACTAAGAATGCCATTGGCCAACCCCATGTCAAGGTATTCGCCTGCCGAATGGAAATCCGTATAGTAGTTTCGCAATTCGGTTGTCATGGAAGAAATCAAAGAAGTGATCCCCGTTGTAATACTCGTCATGACGCTGGACGTAAAGATCCCATCTTTGAATTTCTTTCCGAGCGATTCAAGCGAATTGGAATCGACCAGCGAAAGATCCTTCAAAGCGTTTGTAGCAGATCCGACGATTCCGGAATCGAACCCCGCGAGATCATCGGAGAATAGTTTAAGCTTTTCACCAATACCTCCGCCTTTACCGTCATGAAGACTGTTTGCGAATGTTTGAAGCTGAAGCACATTACCGGCAAGATTTAAGTTGGTGTCGGCGACGGCCAGTTTTTGCAGGATTGTCGCCGCCTGGGAAGCAACTGTTGTGTTCTTTACGCCGTCGAGCGCTTTGCAGAAAGCCGCAAGGCCTGTTCCGAGCGGTTCAAGGTTATTGCCAAGATCGGAGAGATTTTGATCGCCTGTAAACCATGCCAGAACGCCTCCATGATTGGTAAGTCCTCGATCAATAGCTGCAAAGATCGAAAGCGCATTTGCTGCGGATGTTACCTTTCCTGAATCGACATTCTTCGTTTTTTCGGAGAAATTGTAAAGTCCTTCGCCTATGGCATTAACACCAGTTGCAAAGCTGGTAAGCGAAGAATCGCCTGTGAAAAAGCCGAACAGGCTCCCATGATTGCGAAGCCCCCACTCAAGCGTGCTCAGCAACCGAAGTGAACCGATGGCGTTTGTTACCTTGTTCGAATCAATACCGCTTGTTTTTTCAGCAAAAGCAGCAAGACCGCCGCCGATATCGGCCACAGAAACTGAGAAGGTATCGAGACTAGAAATACCTGTAACGGTCTCGAAAATACCGCCATGATTCTTAAGCGTCGTCTCCAGTTCACTGAGCATTCCTAAAGACACGATGGCATTGTTCACGTCGTCTCGATTAACTCCGGATGCGCTGTTACCGAAAGAAACCAACGCTCCTCCAAGTGAAACCAGTCGCGCAGAGAATATACTCATGGAGTTTTCTTCAGGCAAAGCACTGAGTCTTGTCGTCAGATTATCTGGAAGATTCTCTATAAGAGAAGACAGCAACGCGGTCGCGTTTTGCACTCGCGCATCGGCTTCCTTTCCGTTTAATCCGGAATCGGCGGAAGCAAAGAGTGTAAGCGCGCCGCCCAGATCGGTAATATAGCCGATAAAATCCTGAATATTGGCGAATTCTGTTGTGCTGACTTGTGTGAGAATATCAAGCAGGCTCTGGATCGCTTCAACCCTCGGTGCAATCGATTCGCTCGTCACGCCGTCTGAATTGGCGATAAACAAACCAAGTGCTGCGCCCATCTGGCTCAAATTGCCGGAGAAGGTGATAAGCGCCGTGCCATCAGAAGCGGGAACGGACGCCACAAGGCTGAACAGCGTCTCAAATATCTGTTTTAGTTCGTCAACGCGATCGCTGTCCACGCCGTCCATCGAGCTCACAAAGCCAGATATCATACCACCTGCCAATTCAAGAGCGCTGGAAAGCTGAACCAGGGCACTTGAGATGTTGTCGGATACCAAATCAAGAACCAGTCCAAAGACCGCTCCTAAAGCAAAAATGGCAACTGATAGGAGTCCAATGGCTTTAAGGCCGGACGCGAACGGCATATTGGCTAGAATAGTCATAACGCCTGTAAGCGTCAGAGCGATAGCGGATAACCCTACACTGAATGCCGCAATGGTTTGCCATGGAACATCTTTGATATAATCAATGCAGCCTGCAAAAACAACCATGACGGCAGCCATGGCAATGATAGCGGGAAGGGCTTTCTTTGGATCAGTTTTTTCTGTCAGCTTCAAGAATGCGCCCAAACTGAGCATGATGGCGACCAGACTGCCGACACCCTTTATAAGGGTTCCTGTATCAAGACTTCCGAGTATGGCAATAGACGCAACAAGAACAAGTATTCCGATGGCCAGGCCTTTGATATCGCCAGCAGATTTTTCAAGGTCTAAGGATTTAACAGCGAGCAAAAACGCGCCTATTCCGCCGAGAATAATCCCAATAAAGGTTAAACCTTGCCAAATCTTATCATGATTTAAATACCCCAAAATCGCGATAGATGCCGTGAGCATTAAAATTCCTTTAGCAAGATTTTCAATATCACCAGCAGATTTGTCTAAGCCTAAAGTTTTAACAGCGAGCAAAAACGCGCCTATTCCGCCAAGAATAATCCCAATAAAGGTTAAACCTTGCCAAATCTTATCAGAATTCAAATATCCCAAAATCAGAATCGATCCAGCCAGCATTAGAATGGCTTCGCCGATGCCTTTAATCTGATCGCCAACCTTAGCGGTATCGGGGAACTTCTTACTCAAAACGCCAAACGTCGCAGCAATTCCGATCAAGGAAGCTGCAATCGCTGCTGTGACAATTCCTCCCTGTGCCAGAGCGCCAGCATCCATAGTGCCGATTAGGTAGATCGCTCCAGCAACCATCAGAATCGCTCCTGCCATCTTGAGGAAGGTGTCACCAATCGAATCGGCGTTCTCCATCTTCTTGGCCTGTGCGAGCTTCTTAAATCCCTTGGCTATGTTATCGGCTGCACTAGTCAAGCCAAGAATTGCTTTCGCCATCGTGATACCTTTATACAGACGCATGACGGTCAGCCCCGTATCGATTGCATAAGTGAATGCAGGTGTGACGTAATCAGCAATCTTCTGAAATATATTTGCGACAGCTTCGCCAAATCGTTTGATGTAATCCCCGATAGTATCCAACGTGCTGGCTGCTTTTTCGAGTGCATCCCCCTCATTTTGAAGCTCGGCGGTATCCTCCTCAGCCAGGGCTTTCGGAAACAGCCAATCGATAATCGGATCGAAGAGACCTTTTGTCGTTTCTGTTTCGGCAGGCTTGATAAGCTCGCTGATCGTAGTCTTTATGGTTTCGATGAAACCGAGAACGGACTCCTTAACGCGTGCAAATTCTTCAGACTGAGCGATAGAATCGATTCCGTCGGCGATTCCATTAAAAAGATTGGCAAAGAATATCTTGATTCGATCGAAATAGCTGCGTTTGCCATCCGCACCAGACACGGCATCCAGATCGTCTTGCCCTATAAAGATTCCTTCGATCCATGTAAAGATATCGAGAAAAGGCTGCAAACGCTTGAATAGCTTCTCTTTAAATCCGGAGACATCACTCGTATCAATCAGGAAGAATTGCTCTATAGCATCGACAAACTTTTTCGCAAATTCGCGAATTACCCCAACGATTCCATATCCATCCGTGCTCTTGAGTTCTTCCCCAAACCCTTTAAGCCAAACCCATCCGGCAGAGATCTTCTCAACAAAAGCAGCGAATAGACTGGATTCTTTGACAGCACTCCGAATCCCCTTAAAGCTTTCCCACAGGAATTGAATCGTGTCAGCCAGTCCCCGAATGATGGGCGTAAGGAATCCGACGACAGCATCCATACCATTCTTAAATGTCTCACCCTGTTTGAGCGCTTCATCCTGCCCGACAATCCAATCTGCAATCTCTGCCAGAATATCAGTAAAGACGTCGGCAAGTGGCTTCATAGCTGGAATCAGCTTCGTTATGCCATACCCGATCGCCGAAAGAGCTTGTTTCACAACATCAACAACCGCCGCGAATCCTTGAACGATCTTCGTCAGCTTTTCGTAGATTGTTAAAGTCGAATATACGGACTCGCCAGCCTCTTCTGCTGCATCCCCGGTTTCTTTAAGCCCCTCGCCAGCCTCATCTGTTGCCTCTTTGGTTCCGCTAATCGCGGCTTCTACCGCATCCGCTGCATCCCAATAGGCATTCCATGCCGCCAAATATCCGGCGCTCCATTTTTTGCCGTCTGCCCAATCGCGTTTTTTGCCTTCCTGGAGTCGAGCTTGAGCGGTAGAATTCAACTTGTTATACGCGTCGTATTGCTTCTTAATCAGATCGACCGGAATTCCGAGCTTTGCAGCTTGATATTTCGCCCAGGTGTCGAAGTTACTTTTTCTACTCCATGCTCGAATAAGCGGAAGCGCAACGTCACTGTTTTTATCTGCCCACTTTTTCATCCAATCGGGCATGGCGTCGTATATCTTTTTGGCTTCCTCGGCATCTGCCTCTGCTGCCCCTGATACGAGATTGGTTTCCGATACTCCGCTGTCGGCTCCGGTTATCGCGTCGATCGTTTCCTGAACCGTATCTTTGAAGCCCTCGATAAAACCGATTGCATTCTTGATTTGAAGCGTAAAGTTTTCAAATCTTCGGGTCAATTCGACCAATCGCTCTCCCGTCATGGGAGGAATAATTGATTTGAAAGCCTGGTCGGCAATATCGGCAATCGCAGAAATAACGTCATAAAGATTCTGAAATGCGCTGAGCAGGCTGGATCGTCCGCCGTTTTCATACCAGAATTTCAAAATTTCGTTTCGGGCTTTGCCACCCGCAGCAAACACATCCCAGAGAATTTCGGTGACTTGCGTCCAAAGTTCAATGGACTCGTCCAAATTACCAAAAACGTACTTGAATGTTTGCATCCATTGACTGCTCACAGCATCCTTGGTGGCATCTAGAGAATCTTTAAATGACTTGGACTGTTGACCCGCCTCAAAAGATTTCTTACCTAGTTCATCGGTGCTGTCTGCCAGTCGATCCATGGCTTCGGAAGCTAAAATGCCCTCTGTCTGGCACATCTGGTATACTTCGTCCGTATAGTTGGAATATTTCTTTAAGGTTTCCAACATTACCTCAGTAGTAAACCAGCCTTTGTTCAATGTGTTCGCAAACGTACCTGTTGTCACGGCCAACTTTTTATCTTTGGTCATGACTTTTCCCTGCACGTCAGAAAGGGTTCCCAATGCTACAGCAGTATCGATAGCTGTCTGCATGAACTCCTGTGTGTTCATGTTTGCATTTTGAATGCTTCGCCAGTCAAGCAGCTGCATTTTGCCAGCAGCAATGGCCTGACTCATATTGTACATAGCTCGTGCTGCGGTCGTTGCATTTTGACCCGAGACAGCCGCCCAGTTTGCAATGCCAATCATTGCGTCAATGGAGGTATCGAGTTCGACGCCTGCGTTTACAAATTTTGAAACGTTGTCCGTCATATCAGACAGATTATAGCTTGTCTCGTCTGAAAACCAGTTCATTTTGGAAAGCGCCTGATCGACTTCATTAGCCGTCTTGCCAGTTGCCGCCATGATGGTTTTGGTCGAAGTCATGATCGATTCATACTTCGAAAAACCTTCACTAATCTGGTCGATGCTGAGGGATTTTGCAATGCTCGTCGCATAGGAGGTGATTTGGCTCGTCACCGTAGCCAGTGCGGAAGTCGCCATCGTTTCAAACGCATTGAATCCTCGTCCCGCCGTCTGCAAGGCCGTATCAAGGCTGGAAAGACTGACGCTTGAAAGATCATCAAATGCCTTACCTAGTTTCCGGGTACTCTCTGCGGAGTCATCCAGTTTCAAACTTTCCTTGAGATTCTTGAGCGACTTGGTACTCTGTTTAATGCCTCGCTCGAACTGATCATTTTGAAATTGCATCTCAACGACGCGTTCGTCGATTGCTCTGCTCAAGCCGAGATTACCTCCTTCCATGCGCTGTTCGCGATTTCATCAAAAACGGGTTTCAGCGCAGGATTGATGTAATCGATTCCCTTAACGTATCCTCCGTTTCTGGTTCCGTGCCCATATTGCAGGATCACGGCGATGTTCACGTTCTTGTTGACGTTGCTGTTCTTCCAAGAAATAACGACGTTACCGGATTCCTCTCGAATTTCGTAGCTCCAGCTTTCGGATGTCTTTCCCGTATCTTTGGGCGTCGCATTCCGAAGAGCTTCTACGCCCTGTTCGCCATATTGGGCAAGTTTCTTCATCCAGACCCGCTTGGTCATAGCCTTGAGAAACTTATCCAAATGATCGAAATTGCCCTTATGTCGAATTTTGATTACGGTTGCCACGTCATCATCCCCTTGATCCGAAGCGCTTTTTATTCGCCGCATTGATGGATGCATTGCGTTTTGCAGCTTCTTTTTTGCTCATCTTTTTGGGCGGCTGGCTCTTAATTGCGCAGACATGAATTAACGTAAGCAGCCGATTGAGGTGCCACTTTTCGCATTCGAACGGAATGTTCAGCGCCGTCATCTGATAATATAAAATTTCAGCCGTAGTTTTTTTGGATTGCCGTCCTGTCTGCTTCTCCGGGCCGAATGTGGTAGCCGTCATCGGGTCATCGATGTAGGCATTTACCTGTTCGAGCATCTTCGTATCGATAGCCAGATAAACGAGAGGATCGACCTTTCCGATTGTCATGCAGCGAATATAATCGACACTTTCCTCATAGGTTTTGGGCGTCTTACTGATGAAGGGTTTCTTCCATTTGCTCTCCCATTTTGAAAGAGAAATGAGCGAGTGCTCAAGCTGCAAGACCGTAGGCTTCACCGAAATGAACTCGCTCGTCGCTTCGTTGAAAAATTCCCTTCTGGGTATTGTCAGTTCAAGCATCTCGCGTCACCCTTACTTGAGAACAGCAGGCGGAACGGGAGAACCCTCGTTCTTCTGAACCTGCGGCACAATCGCGTTGACGAAATCGATCTGCTTCTGCGGATCGGTAAAGAGCGACATCATGAAATCGCTATACACCTGCGTCTGGGCGAAATCTTCGGAAACCCTATGGCCGTCAATGACCTTGACAAACCGCTTACCATCCGCACTCTTAACGCCATACGCCTTTAGGATAATAGTTCTGAACATCTCTGCCAGCTTTACCTTATCCTTTTCAGCGACGATCTTTTCAAGCAGCTTCTGCATGCCGCCCTCGGTCGTCAGTTCCCATTCAAGCAGTTCTGCCTGCGTCAGATTAAAGCGGAGCTCTTCCTCGTGCTCGTTGCCGTCAAAATCGGTATACGTCATTTTTTCGCAATACATAAAATTGGTCTCTCCTTTCAAATCGTGGCGTTAAGCCTTATACTTCCTTAAACATCTCCATGATCTCATCCGGAAGCGGCAGCTCCGGTTCGGTGCTTTCAGTGCCATAAAGCTTCTCAAGCAGGGTTGCCAGTGCGGTCTTACCCTTCTCGCTCAGCTTGGTCGTATCAATCGTAATCTTGGAGGTTGGTTTATGACCCGTGCAGGAAACCGGAGTTGTATCAAAATCCCAGTTCATCGTTCCAGCGTCCGGGCTATCGTTGATTGTGTCATGCGACTTCTCACTCGGAGAAACCGTCGCGTTGTACACCAGATGCAGCTTATATTCGTCGTCGTTTACGCCCAGTTCATCGCTGCCGATCATCGTTCGATAGCAGAGGGAGAACGGCTTGCGAATCTGCTGGCCGATATAGACACCCTTCGCCGAAGTATACGCGCCATCGCATTCCTCAAATTCGGGCGGATACATATAGGCCTCGATCGAACCGCCATAGGTTTCAGCGCTTCGCATGGATGCATACTTGATGTCATCCGCATAAATATCATTGGCTTCTGCGCCATCCGGGCTCTCCGTGATGTTTGAGATGCCGTTCCAGGCAACGCCGTTCGTCCACTTATTCTCGGCTTTCTTGTACAACACGCAGTTGCGAACGCCAGCTTCAAAAAACCGCTGACCGTCAGCGTCAAAAACAATTTTGCTCACTATTATTCCTCCTTACAAAGGATATAAAAATATCCGTAGAGGGTGTGCAGCCCCCTACGGATCAGTAGTAGATGGTGAATGGATAATGGTTGAGGTTGTCTGCCGGATATGGCTTTTGAAACGCGCAAAATGGCAGCCTTCGGAGCTTATCCAGCAGAACCGTATCCGGATTGGTGTCGATCAGAATGCCGTCGTATCCTCTCCCTGTCAGATAAGCTTTGTCATCCGCATGCTGTACAGGCAGCTTTGCCAGCTCATAGATGATGCAAGGGTATTTCAGCTTAACCGATTCGGGCGGCTGAAAATAGACATTCTTTGACTCGAGAATCGTTTCGAAAATCCGATGAAGATCAACTCTCCGGCCCATTGTATACCCCTCCAATCGTTAAAATCAGTCGGGGCGTCTTATCCTCAACATTCGTGACCTGCCACTTCCGTCCACGCCACTGGACATATCGAATTTCGGAAAAGTGATCGTAGGCGTATCCATCGGCGACAATACTGATGGAATTGTTCACATTCAGATTGTCATTCACCTGTCCGCTTACCGTCTCCCAACGACGGGTATTCCGAAGAACATCACCGTAGTAGCTTCGTTCAGTGATCTTCTCTACCCATACACCGGGGGAGTCCGTTTCTACAGTCTCAGCGTAGCCTACGATGCCATAGAATTTGTTCATCAGGAAGCCGTATAGAGCTCCTTGGTGTGGCATTCGACGACTTCAAGTAGATCTTCTGCGCCATCCGTGGCAGTAACGGACTTTGCCTTACCATAGGTAATGACAATCGGGGAATGGCCATTTTTGTCGGCCTTAGTCAGGTCAAACGCCATGTTCGTCGGCTTGTAGAAAGCGGGTGCATCTTCATTGTTCTCGCAGATCAGCATCGTACCGGAAATAAAATCGCCGTAGACTTCCTCAGCCGGGGCCGCCAGCTCCTGATAATTCGGCGTACCGGCAGACGGAGCCTTATACAGACCCTTGACCAGAATTACGGCGCTCTTCGTGTTGTCCTCAACGGCAGTATACACGGACGCGCTGACGTACTTATGGACGAGATCACCGTAAATCTTGTGCTTGTCCATGCTGCCCGGAACGAGCTTGTTATACCATTCTGGATTCTTCGCAGTCATAATCATTTACCTCCCATTTTGATTTCAGCCAGCAGCTTCGACGGACTCAATCGCCATAGCAGAGTACGGCTTAATCAGCGCGCCGGAGAAACGGGTTTCAATCAGATACTTCATGGCATTGAAATCGATGTCAAAGCCGTCGAACATCGTCACCGCACCGCCCTTGTCAGCGCCTACATTGTAGTCGTTCAGGTTGACAATCAGGCCGAGCAGATTATGTGTTTCGACCTTGCCACCATTGTTGACCTCACGGGACAGACCTTCCATCGTCGGAACAGTCACGATTTCCTTAACGCGCAGAACCGTCCTCAGCTTCTCCATCGTATCGTAAATCACGCGGCCGGTGGTGTCCTCAATCAGCAGCATGTCCGTCACAACATCCTCGGTCGTATAGAAAGTCGGATCGCCGGAACCACGATAGTTCTTGCGGCTCTTGATGATGGCACGAATGGTCGCCTTGGCGCGATCGGAATCGGAAGCATTCTGCGCAACCGTCACCGGAACCTTGATGGTGAACAGATCGGAATCCTTCCAGACAGGGCGGACATGATCCTCGGCGATCTTGTCGTCGCTGGAAGACAGACGGCCATCACCCGTCAGAATTGCACGGGCGCACTCCTCGTCGAGCATCATTCGCATCTCGATCTTGAGCCATGCGATTACATCAAAGTCGGTAATGTCCAGCACGTCGTCTCGATCCATCTTCTGCTTCTTGTAGATGGTCGTCGGATCAGTCGTACGCTTCAGCAGGCTGAAGACTTCTTCCTTCTTAAACTTGCCTTTAATGTAGCCCTTCGCGCGAGCCTCATCCTCGGTCAGGTCGGCAAACATCGACTTGACACGAGAGAACGGAGTGCGATGAACGGCGTTCATAACCTTCGCCACCCAGTCATCCTTGCGCTTGATGAACTCAGGCGGGGTATTCAGGTTGTGCGGTTCCGGGAACAACATGCCGACATCCTCAATGCCATGTGCCAAAGCAGCTTCCTTGAGCGAACCGCAGCGCTTGCCATCGCCGAGAATTTCGGCAAACTCAGCATGAGTCAGGGTGTTTTTTGGGGTATCATTTTCAAAGACATTATGCTTCACTTCTTCGTCCTCCTTGTTGTCGTCGGCCCCGTCTTCTCCCTTGGAGTCCATAGCCTGACCGACCAAATAGTACACGACGTCCTTCTGTTCCTCATTGAGGGTATTGAAGACATCCTTAACCGTCTTTTCCTTATTGCTGTCTGCCATTTTCTTCTCTTCTTTTTCCGGCTCGTCGGCGTGCTCGAGCGAAATATCCATGTTCGTATAAATAAGCGCTTCGGTCGCTGCGTCCTCGCCGTGCTGAATGTCCATGTAGTCAATCAAAGCGCCAGGATTCGCACCAGCAAGCACAAGGCTGACTTCCTTAATCGATCCATGGAGAACGTCGCCATGATCCTGCTTGAGACCATTGGCATAAATAGAAAGCGCACAAATATCGCCATGCCGGATCAGCTCCTTAGCATGGCGTGCACTATCGGTGTTGTTGAACGTGCAGTAGGCGTACACACCTTCATCCTTATTTTGAAGGAGCGCGTGTCCGAGCACGTTTTCGGGGTTACTGTGGCTGTGCTGCCAAACCAGCGGAACAGTGTGGCCGTCATCACCTGCAAAAGCATTGCGTCGAATCGTTCGGCCATCACTGCATCGGAGGTCGTTCTTGGTTGCCCAGCCGCTAAAGTCGTATTTACTCATTGGGTCTCCTTTCTTGAGTTTGAATCTGTTCGTTTGCTTCTTCCTCAATCACCTGATCGGAAGCGTTGAGGTTTTTGTTGCGCAGCTTGTCCGCATCCGGGTCTTCCGAAGGCTTGAAGCCGATAATCTGCCGGATTTCATTCGAGCTGAGAATTGCATTGCGCGTGAGCTTGTCTGCCGTCTCCGCGATCTGATCCGCAGGCATGAGTTTGAATGGCTCACGGAAGAATGCAATAACCTGCCCTTGAGATCGGGCAGTTTTGGTCAGGAATTTTCGCTTCATCTCATCTGCAATCGCAGAAAGAATCGGCTCAATGGTTCGGTTATAGTAGTTAAGCATGGTCTTTTCATCGGCCGTTCCATCGAGAACCGTCGTTGTCATGCTCAACTGGCTATAAACCATGTTTGTCAGATACTCGATTTGACTCATCAGGTTATTCTCAAGCGAACGGTTGAGCTGAACGACTTTTTCCGTACCGTCCGTATAAGCGATTCCATACTTACTTCCAGCCAGCTGCATTTCGATGTCTTTTCGCCGCTGCTCCGCCTGAGCTTTGCGAGCCTCGGATTTTACGACGTAGGGCAGCTGAATAATTAGGTCCAGCTTTCCAGCGCCGTTCTGTTCATCGATCTGATCAAGTAGATTAAGCTTTCGAACAAGCCGCTGCATGGTTGAGTTGGGTTCATTCATCACGGCAAAGAATGGATTCTCGATAATGGCGACGGACTTTTTGGGGAGTATAATATCTTCCTTGATGCCTGTCTGTTCATTGTAAAGATTCACTCTGACGTGCTGGGGGAACCAATCCACGATCTTGCCAACTCGCATCGAATTGACGTCAAATGCATTGCTTCCGGTCTTCGTAATATCATTCGTGGTATCGACTGGAACAATCGCAACGCAGCCCTCGTCCAACATCGACTGAATCACATCCTGCATGAAAGCACGTCCTGTCTGGTCGATGTTGGCAGAAACGGTCAGACACTCATTCAGACCGCTTTTTCGGGCAAATAAAAAACGGCCATCGTCGTCGAGCTGTACATGCTCAAACAACGTGGCCGCCGCATCGATTGAAATTCTGGTGTAGATGGCGGAGACAATCGATCGCTCATTGCCTCTCGTATATCGAGGTCGATCTGGTCGAGTTCCGCCGTAATACCCTCCGTATTGAACCTTCGGAGGGTCTTTGTTCAGGAATGCATTCCATCCATGCTGTAGTTTGTCTAAGAAGTTCATTTATCTTTTTCGTCAGAGACAACTTCGATGCTGAGAATATCGGATTCGTCGAAATCAAAAACTCGCCCATCAGGAAAATCGACAACGATTGAGTTTTCACCGTTCTCGTTTTCATCCCCAGGACTGAAATAGTAGACGGAGCCAAAAAATTCTTCGCCATCAATCGTGACGATCCGAACGTTTTTTCCGTCATACTTCTCCAGATGCACAATCAATCACTCCTTATTTCTCGCCGGAATAATATGCGCTCCGGCTTTTCCATAATGGATGATTCCATATCGAGTCTTGGATTCCTGCCTGGTTTCTTCATCGACATATATTCCGAATACTCTGGAAGCTCTGACCCTTTCTTTATTATTAAATTCGCCATGTCTATTCGTGAGTGCCTTCCCAGTTCCATATAGATCAGAAATCAGGGTCTGGCAGTCCTTGAGATTGCCCAGTATATAGCTCTTTCCCACTTCGAAATTATGACTGCCCTTTATATACTTCGTCTGATTACTGACATTCACTTTACCCGAAATCTTTCCGGCTTCAAGGGCTTGCATTACCTCTGAATTGGGATTGCGTTTATGATGGGTTTCTCGATTATCCCTGCATCGTTCTCGGCCTTTAGCTGTAAGCGTTCCATCTGCATTTTGAAATCGGCGAACTCCCCACTTCATGCCTAGAATACCATGATGATAGAGTTCGTTTTCCACTTCTTCACCTTCTTTATTCAAAAGAATCCTTATTTGCTTTATAGGCCACATAAGCATCTATAAGAGCTGCCACAACGTCAATCTTAGCCTCGTGGCGCTTCTTCATCAGCTTTCGGTTGCCATTCGTGTCCTCAAGGGTAATTGCGTTTCCCAAACAAAATGTCGTGATTCCCTGATCAAAGATGAGCAGTCTCTCCTCGGCAAACAACTTAATCTCCCCAAGCGGAACAGTCTCTGTCTTCGCGCCCTGAATGACCTTCTCGATGCCGTAAACACCATTCTCTCTGGCCCAGCGTTCAACAAACTCCTTCGCATTGTACGGGTCGTAACCAAACGCTCGAACGTCATAAGCCACTTCATTTGTCAGCCATTGATCAAGATCGTCGTATACGGCTTCCATGGTAATAACCGTCCCCTCAAGAACAATCAGGCTGCCATCCTCGATGAATTGATCATACTTAAACCTCAATGCACTCGGCAGCTTCGCAAGTGTAATTGAACTGATGTAGCATCTGGCCTTCACACCAAAAGCGCCGCCGCGCAGCGGAAACAGAAATGTAAAAGCGCAGAAGTCATCACCCTGCGAAAGATCAGCGCCCATCGCGCACGGCATGCCGTCAAAGCTCTGATGCGGATGCGGTATCGTTTCCTCGTATGTGAAGAAGTAGGTATATCCCTCCATCGGGATACCGAATCGCTTGGCGAGAATATCATTTCGGGTTGCAGGGGCTTTTTCCGCTCTCTCTACATCCAGCTGGTAGGTCTCGTAAGTTACGGTCTTTCCAATGTTGGGATTCGCTTTCATCCACATTGCCGGGTTGGAGACTTCTTTTACATCATCGAGTCGGTAATACCAGATTGACACACCCGGGTTATAATACTCTCCTTTGAGAATACTCAACAGTTCCATTTTGATTGTGTCGCCGCTGCCGTTACGCACTGTACCCTCAGAACTTGTTGCAATAATCAAGTAGTCGTCCAGTTTACTCGCACCCTGCTCAATCGCGCCAACAACGTCCTCTCGGACATCGCCACTCAGCCATTCATCAACAGTTGACACCTTAGGTCGATAGCCTTGAAGCTTGTCAATGTCCATTGGCAGAACCTCAAGAACTGAGTTGGTCAGAAAGTTCTCAATACCTTTCTTGGTCGAAGCCAACTTGACACGATTGGCCTTTGAGCCTGTCGTGTTCTGAAGACTGCCTTCCGTCAAAAACTTGAACATCGGCCCTCTGGCACGAGTAATAGCCGACTTGAACGGCTTGAGAATTTCCTCCGCCTGTCTCATCGTGGGTGCTGTCGCAATCTGACTAGTCGTCGAATTGTTTGCCGTCAACGAATACGACTGATGACAGGTATCGTAAAGCGTTTTTGCCGCGCCTCGTCCGACGATAAGATACTGCTTCTTTGTCAGGCGCCTTTTGATAAGCTTATGAACATATTGTCCGCCATGCCCATCAGGATTTGGCTCATAGACTTCCCGCTCAACATAGTAATACCAGCAGAAAACCTGCTCTGCCCATAGCTTGAAGCTGTCGAGCATGTGAAAGTCCGAACCGTCTGTCAGCACCAACTCGTTTTCGCAAAAGTCAATAAAATGCTCTACGGGCAGCGGGTCGTAATAAATTCCCGGATTCGCAATCAGCGCGTCGATTCGGTTCATCTCCATTGAAATTGTCTGACAGACTGGAATTTCACCTCGAAGAACCGCATCCCGAAACAGACCATAATACTTAGGAACAGCGGTGTTGGAAAGCCTACTCAAATATAACCAGACCGATTAAGCATCGATCGTCCTTTCAGCCATGCGTCATATCGAGCCTGCTCTCTCTGAGCCTCTCGTTCCTCATTCTGCTTGGCGTCGTAAGCCGAAGTAAGGGTATAGGCGGCCGTCTCTTTTTTGATTCGGTCATTATAGAGCTGTAAATCTTTGGAGCTCATTCGCTTCGGGTCGGCATGGGAATCGATCAAGTCCCTCGCTCGCTTGTCATCTGCTTTGGTTTTCTCCTTAGCCTGCTCTTCTTTGAAGTTATCGACTATTCGGGAAACCAACCACTTCCCACTTGCCTCTATTGCGCCTAGAACGGCTTTTTTCCCAGCCTGAACAAGTCGATTGGGCTTTGGGGCAGTTAGCTGCTTGTATAGCTGCTCATTTCTCAATCGGTTGATTGTATCCTGAAGCTCTTTGTCTGACATCTCGGAAACTTTCTTTTTTCGAGGCGCATCGGCAGAGCCTGTACTCGTTCCCGAATCTCTATACCGAGACTTTCCGGCTTCAGTCAGACTTCCATCCGCATTTTGAAATCGGCGAACGCCCCATTTCATACCAAGAATACCATGATGATAGAGTTCGTTTTCCACTTCTTCACCTTCTCTCGTTTAATACTCCTTCTGGCAATGCTCATATAGCCGCCAAGCGTCCTCGTCGATCTGTTCATTGAGTGAATCCAAAACATATGAACTCGACGGTGGGTCAAAAAGTTTCTGAGTACGCAAAGAAATATACTCCTTGCTGCCCTCAACAACAAACGGATCTTCTGACCATTCGCTCCATACAGCGCCGGAATCGTGAATCCGGAATGGAACCTTCGGTCCAACGCCCATATCTTGCAGCGTGGCAAATCCTCCATTGATGTATGTAATGATCCTTAAATCGAATGATTTATCATCGACCGCCACGCCGACCATCGGTTTAACATAATCGAGAATACTATCTATGGAAAGCCACCATCCCTACCATAATTTTGTGTCGCCCGGTGTCCGCTCAATCGGAGGTAAAATTAAAAGCGACTCGTCGCCATAATGAATCGCTTTGTGGGTTCTGTCTGAAACACAGATTAGATACTCAGGATCATAAATCCAATCTCGATCTTCGAGAATGTCATCAAGCGTAATCGGATTCATATGATGGATCACTAGACCTTTTCCAATTTCGCGGTCCTCCATTCCAAGATCACACCCCTTGTCCCGTAATATCACTTTGCTTCGCGCTGACTGCCACCGCTTATTAGATTGATAGAACGTCTGATTGAAATGCCGATTGAAGCCAAATATGTTTGCTCCAACTACACCATGCAACTGAAGATAATGGTAGCGTTCCTCGAACGTCTCCAATCTCCGAAGTTCTCTATAGCATCGAATCATCGACCGTCGTCTCCGATTTCGTCAACCACGCAGGCGCCCGAAATATCAGCATAACTCTGGAATGCCTTGATAGCGTTTGCGTAAAGCTCCTCCGTCCTCCTCTGAGACTCGAGCGCCTCCGTCTTCGCCCTAAGCATCGCATTCTCGCTAATCAGGCGATCTCTCTCAAGCTGTTCTCTTGTCGATCCCAGCTTCAAGTAGAACGATATCACCTGAGAGGAAGCTGTCCCCTCTCTTAGTTGGCGTTCAGCCAAGTCAACCGCAAGATCGATCAACTCGTTCTCACGCTGCTCTGGTGTAAGAGCAGGTGGTCGCGCACGTGCCACCGGTTTGCTAACTCTTTCTGACACTTTCAGTTCCCTCTTTCTATGTTCAATATCACTTTAAGA